AAATTTCCCCCCAAGACACCCTTCTACAAGCTCCAAGCCAAATTTCCCCCCAAGACCCGCCTTCCAAGCCAAATTTACCCCCATTTTACCCTCTAACTTATCTATAAATTGAAGTCACCTGTTCCACGGCGGGCGAAGCCCGCCGTTAATAAAGTTTAATTAGTGTATATACTGAAATGCGAAAAAGAGCGGATTAAAAAAGTTTATTAATTAATTATGCGATTGTAACCTGTCTTTCTTTAAAACCAATCCCCGCCAAAGTAAACACAGCGTCGCGGTCTTTTTTTATATAGGTGTCTCTACAACAAGGACAATTCGTGCTTTCCATGAAATCTTTACTCCTGTTCGCCCAATTCCACGAAGATAGACAAGATACACACATAGAATGACCGTTTTTACAAACTAAATTGGTACTAGTCGTATTATAACATACGCAGCATTCTTTTTCCCCATCGTATTCGCGGTTGTTCCCGGAATCTTCTATTATTTTTTCTATACACAGCGTTAATATTCTGTAATTTGCTTGTCTGTTTACTAATAATCCCAATACTGATACATAATTTGACTTGTGTGCTTCTACTTCTTTCTTTTTTGTTTCTTGACAAACAGTGTATTCCTTTTTTAATAGTTTATATTGATTATTTAATCGCACAATCGTTCGTTCCGCATTTCTTAATTTCGCATCAACCGAAGGTTCATATTTATAATTTTTTCCTGATCTTGTTACTGGCATATTTATATGCATAAACTTAATTTAGTTTATTTTATTCAATTTATCTACTATCATCAACATCGGTACACTTCGTGCAAAAACATCCAATAGCAAACGTGAGTGCAAATGCGGTTATTATTATAAATGCCAATCCTAACAAACTTTGTATAACAAAAACATACCAGAGAACAGGCCAATATGAATCTATTGATAAATTCATTACAATCATATAATATAATCGAGAGCATAATGATGAAATGGCTCCTATTATTATAAGTGACAAAAAAGTAACAAAAGTTCTTATTTTTTCATTTTTTATATTTTTTATACCTAGAAAAGTTTGGGTTCCAAAATAACAAGCAACAATAGGTATTATAAACATACTATAACCACAATATAAACAGCATATTACTGGCTGTATACAATACACATTAATTATACATTGTAGTCTATCTCTAAAAGTTCTTCTCGTTCGTTCAAATAACCTTCTTTCTATCAAACAACACGGGCACCATTTTATTCTAACATAATTTCTTTCGACTACGTTTCCTTGATTTCCTTCGTTTCCTTCATAGACCGTCAATTCATCCGAATCGTCGGAACTTGAAAAGATTTCTTCTCTGCAATGCGGGCAACTCTTTTGGCGTGAAATTGTTTTTATATTTTTAATACAAGTATCGCACATTGCGTATTCACATTTATTATTTGAAGAACATGTCAATATTTCAACATTATCATCCATACAACAATCACAAGTTCCTTTCTCCGTGTTAATATGTACTTCTGTTTCTTCTATCATTAATTAATTTAATTATTTACTATTTAAATTAATTAAACATATACTATAGCACGTGGTGTATAACCAATATTTCTTAACAAGTTAAGTTGTTCGTCTGACATATGTCTCATCATCATTATTAACTTAGATGTCAATTCTGAAACCCATATACCTATAATAATAGATAATATAGACATAGTAAAACCATATCCGTCCATTTTAGTTTGGTCCGAAATCATTATTATCAAAGATGCTATTTTTACAATAACACTTACAACTTCATATGTAAAGTAAAAATATAATTGAAATATTTTAAATTTTTTTGCCCCATGATATCCAGCATAACTACATAATACAAAAAATAACCAATACCAATTATAGAACGAATACAATAAAGCAAAAAATATATCTATTCCCGACACCCACTTTATTGTATAAGAATACGAATATGCCTTCTTCATATCATCAGATATTGTTAATTGGGTTGCTTCTGGTTCGTGAGCGTTGTTTATTGGAATTACTCTAACCACTTGAGCTTGAACGACGTCTTCATGTAAAGACTGATTTTGATTTGCTATGGAATTTGACATTTTTCTCTCCCATAATACATCATTTCCCTTTTAAATTATTTTATATAATTAATTCATAATGTTAAATACAGCATTGATTAAATCGTTATGTCAAATGTCCGCATTGGTTTATAAACCCAATAGTTTTTTTATCGAAAATTATACAAAAAAACCATTGCCAAAAGGGTGTGAATGTTTAGCCGATATAAACACGCCACCACAATTCATTGAAAGTAAAATTGATTGTCAAGTATATGTCAGTGTATTCAATAAAAACAGTATTTTATGCGCTTTTAGGGGAACAGAAAATCTTAGAGATTGGCTAACAGATGCAAATATTGTTAGAGTTCGGATGGATTTGACAGGTTTAGAAGGAGATGAACGACCATTGGCCCATTGGGGAATTCTTAGACAATTTAGAAGTGTTGAAGAGGAAATAACAAAATATATTGATGGTGTGCTTAAACAAGACACAAAACACGAAATTCAAAATATTATTTATACCGGTCATTCTTTGGGCGGTGGTCTAGCAACGATAGCGTTGATGAATTATTCGCACAAATACCCTTTATTAAATCATAAATGTGTTACATTTGGAGCACCCAGGGTAGGAAGCACACAATTTAAACACATGTTCGCATATAAATGTTGCTTTTCAAAACGATACGTTAATTATTTTGATCCTGTCCCATCCCTTCCGTTTTCTCTCCGATATTCGCACACTTGTCCGTCCGACCATATTAATGTAAATATTATAGATCATGTAGATACAAACGTATCTCGTTTCTTTTGGGTTTTGTGGTACAAAGTAAAACATTGGTTCGGCGCAAATTATAATCCAATTGATGACCACAGTATTACCGGATATTATGACAGATTATGTGAATTAATAAAGGATGAAGAACCCGAACAAAAAAAAGAGTCAATGGAGTAGAAACAAAACAACACCAACCGCGCAGTGAAGACAGATTTTGATTTGCTACGGAATTTGACATTTTTCTCTCCCCAACATACATAATTTCCTCTTAAATTATTTATATTTATAATAAATTTTTAAAAGTATTCTCCTTACAATTCCTCCTCCGGAAGATGACAATTAGAAAAACTCAAATACCTCTATCTCCGGGTTAATTGCATTGGATTTACGTTTATTGTTTTTCTTACCGTTGTGGAATGGGCTTGCTATTGCCATGTACCACCACATTTCCGGTCATTATATACCAATTCTACTACGTTGTTAAATATCTCTCAATATTAAATATATACTGGAGGATGAACTCTCACCCCCAAAGAGTAGCCATAAAGAGGAATTGAACCTCAACTTTGTCCCCGCAATTAGGACTACTAACACCTGTTATGGCTATGTAAAAAAGTTTTAAGTCGTATTTAGGACTACCGTTTAACGTCGTAGGATTGACGTAGCAGTTTTCATATCTTACTAAGGACCATATACTCGATGTGGGGTTCGAACCCACGACCTTCGGCTCATAAGACCGATGCTCTACCAACTGAGCTAAACGAGTGAGTTGCTCTTAACGCCTATTCTCCTAACCAATTCCCCCGGAATATTCTATATTTGCAGTTTAAGGTCATGCTTAAGGGACCGACGAGCTCTTAACGCCTCTTACTATATTGGACGAATCTGGAACGGCACCGCCAAACGCTCAAGTGCAGTTTAAGGTCATGCTTAAGGGACCACGGCGCGAATAGTGTGATTAAATTAGTAGGTAGTTCGTTGATTTGAATAATAAAATTCAGGGTCACCGTCTGGCTGATAAGACCTATCATAATCCATAGCTACTTGTCGCGTCAAACCCTTGGGTGGTTTACACTCGCGAATTACTGCCTGCCATTCCCTGTCATATGTTTCATTATAAATTGTATGATGACCGCCTCGCTGGTTACTGACAAATGCTATACCGCCCTTGCGGTTCCATTGGCGTCGCAACCTCTTGCCATTTCCAATGCTAATGCTCCATTGGCTGTTGACGTCACCATAAATGCGGGCATCATCTTCCCATCGGGCTTCACCCCTTGCCCGGTTGTTGAAACTTTGTTCTGGAAAACTCATAATTGCGGATGTGTTTGATTGCTTGATTAACGTGTTACTCATTTGATTGTTAATAATATACAAGACATATTATCCAATTCAATTTTTTATCAACAAGGAAGAAAATGAATTTAAAATTATAATTCCATTTGTGAAATGGCTCTTAATTTTGCTTTTTTAATTTTTTTATCGTCATTGCATTCACGATAATCGTGTAACGCGTCTTTCATTTTCATTATATTATCGGTTTGTGTTTCAGGGTCTATCCAAGGTTCATATTTATTAAACGGGTCCATAATATATTTAATAAAGTTATTTGTATCCATAATATCAATAGGTTCTTTATAACAACAATTGCTACATAGTCTTCTTCTTTCTTTTTCCGCAGAGGCAATTTCAGCTTGAAATATTTGGTCGATAATTGAAAAAGCAGATTTTAATAATAATATGGTTGATAAAGCGGAAGATTTGGAATCGAAACAAATCTTTATTTTTTGTTTTTTGACTTCTATATCTTCGGGACACACTAATTCATTGCATTCGGTTTTTAAATGTATAATTCTATTTGTTATATCTCTAATTTTGGTTATATAATCGCGTTTACAATTTTCGATTTTTTTAATAATTGAAAATACATTTAAATTGTATATAGTTGGATATGCGTAACGTATTTGTCGCGGAATGACAAATTGGTTAGTGGCCTTTATTTCTTTAATTTTAGCTTCTATTTCTGTGATTCTTTCTTTAATTTCATCGACGCTATTATCATCTAATCCAAATAATAAAAAATATCCAGATGAAAATTCGCAACTTGATTGTAACTTATCATATTGATGGGCGGAAGTTTTATGTGCTTCAGCTTGAGCATCTAATTTCATATAACTTACAATTGCCAAGAGAAAAGATATGAAAGCGTTTAATCCGGACATGGTAATACTTCCCCAAGAGTATCCATCTAAACCAACTGAAGCAACGGCGGCCAACGAGGAAAGAAATATTGCGGGTAACATGAGATAATTTAGATTTGTTTCACAATGATATTTGGATTCCATATATATCAATTTTTGTCCTCGTATATAACTACCCAATATATCCATAGCCGATGAATAATATTCTTTTGGTGCCGCGTACAACTTTTCTAAACTTTTTTCAACTTTTTCATATGATACTTTACTTGACATATCACCTGTTCCAGTAATAGTATCAATATTATCAAAATCGTAATTATCCAATGATTTAATTATACCCAATTTTACATTGAGTATGGCGTCTTCTATATTCAATGGTATTTTTTTCCCACCAACCTTATGATTTTGGAATATATGATGTGGTATTTCACGCATTATATCTTCGATACTCATGGAAATACCGCTCAAGTCAGATTGTATTTCGATTTTTATGTCGGAAGCATCCTTAATATATTTATTTTCTAAAGGTTTATGGTTCATATAATATAAAATTATTTTTTTTGTATTATATTTAATTGGTGATCGCATCATCGTCTTTCATTGCGTCTTGTATTCTTACCATCCTCGCAACTCGCTTCTTTACATCTTGTATTTGTTTTGCAAATTTCTTTTTATCACCGTATCCTTCCAATATTCCGTGTATTATTTCATTATATTCATCCTGTAGTTTTGGTTTATCGGCAAAAGATGGATTAGCATCTTCCCATTCTTTCATTACCATTATACTCTTATTTTTAATTTCGGTTCTTATATCCTTAGCTGCTTTATCTCCAGTATCCTTCTCCCACTTATTATCCTCTTTGACATAAAATTGCATCCTTTTGGAATCAGTACAATGAATTGGTCTATCTGTTGGGTGTAGATTTTCCAATTGTTTTTGTAATATATTCTGTATTCCTGCTGAAGCACCGAAGTCTTTTTGATACATAACATCTTCTAGTTGAACTTGTATTTGGTTGACAAAATCTGTCAAATTCATTGCGTTCTTGCAATTATCATTCAAGAATACGTTTATGGATATATTTTGGGTATTATTAATATTATTGGTATTATATGTATCGCCGGCGGTCTTGGCTTGTTTCTTATATATATCTATAATTTTATCCTTATGTTCTAGTTCTTTTTTCAACGAGTTGATATCTTTATATTCTAGTTCAGTTTTTAAAGCTTTTACTTCCTCTTTTAAATTTGCTATTTCTTCTTCCTCTTCTTGTTTTTCAATTAATTTACTTATATTTGTATCTTTCCCCATTGTCGGTTTTGATTGTGTTACCAACATCATATTTTCGCCATTAGAATTTTTAGTTTTCATATATGTGGGAGACATTTTTACCATTTGTGTCGTTTTGTCGTATTTTTCAACAAGTGTCCCGTCGTTTTTCTTACAACTTTTTGAATGACGACAAACTGTCGATTGATGGCGAAATTTTTTTCCACAATAATTACATTTAAATTCAACACATTCGTTAGCATCGGCGACTTTTTTATGTTTTAAATGTTTTCTTCGTTTTAAATGTTTATCCCAATCGGACTTTTTAGACGTAGTATAGTCACATAATTTACAGTAAAATTTTTTTTTATTTTTTTCTTTATTTTTAGCATTTTTTAGCATTTATATATAATGCTAACAAAAAAGTCTCTAAATACTTCCCATATTAAATTTATTAAAAAAATATTATCGTAACAAATATATTTGGTTATTATCAAATACCTTGCTAGATAAGTGTAGCAGATATGGAAATGCGTGCAATTTGGCCGCCGATTCTTTTACCTATATATACGTTTTGGACATTTCTATAATTTCGAAAATTGTCCAAAATGAGATAGCGAACGAATGGATTTTAGGATATATTGGTCAAAACTATAAATTTACTATATTTAAAAAATTAATTTAACACTGCTTATGGTAATAACCAAAAATTACACAAATGAAAAGTCCCTACAAGACAGTCATACGTTTTGAAAATCGACCAAAACGTTATGATATATGGTAAGGAGATGTTTTGGCAACAAAAGTTATGCAGCGGTCAGTCACGATTTTGGAAAATTTCCGATTTTCTGATGATAAATGGTAATAAATTGCTAAAAAAAATCCTTAAAAAGTGTCTTCAGTCACAAAAACGGAAAAAACGGGAGCTTGAGACGATAATATCGTAAGGAAGGTGTTTATAGAAGGTTGAAAAATCGTTGTCAGTCACAAAGGACATGTTACCAAACAAAAATTAAACATTTGGGAGAGAAAAACATTTAAATAAATAAAAACAATTATATTAAATGAATAATGAAGAAAACAATAAATATGAACTGATGAACAAACAAGAAAAATCTATATACGATTTTCTCCATGATTGCAATATAGTTTTTAAAGATTTTAATCATTTAGATGGAATGTTAATTCCCAGGGAAATGTTATTGGATCAAAAAAAATATGAAACCGTAAAAGAACATATATCGAGTTTAAAAGAAGTATTTAGTTCATCATCACTAACATCATTGCAAAAAGATGCGAAAACAAAACAAAAATGGCCTTTATTAAATTTAGTAAGACAAATTTTAAAAACAAATGATTACGGCATGGAACCAAAAAGGAAAAGCAATGGCTATGATGATGATGGGAAAAAAAAATATTTGAGATTTTTTATAATATATAAAAAGAAATCTTTACCAGAAAATTTAAATATTGATTTAGAAGATAAATCCATATAAAAACAAAATATTGATAATATATAAATGGAAAATCAAAAGACGTGGATTGCGATAGGGGTCACCTCGGTCGCTGGATTAATTGGGTATTTAGGATGGAATGTATATAGCAATGGCAGCTTTGACAGTGAAACGGCTCGAGTGGCTACTTACGTTAATGAGGTTGAATTACCAGATGATAAAATAGAATTGAACGCTGTAAGATCGTTAAAGATGTCAACACCAACATTTTTAAGCTCGTTTTGGAATTCGGAATTCAAAAAACACACGGTAGAAGCAATGGAAACCGAATAATTAATTAAAATAAAGTATTTAAATAATAACTTATTTTAATATAAAATGACAGAAATAACACCTTTTTGGGGAAACGAAGACAGCAGTATAACTTTTTGTGAAACAAATTATAATACCTCGCCATATATAGCAGAATATTATAACACATTAAGTGGTCTGATATATTCATTTGTAGGGTTATACTTTTTAAATACGAATATAAAACCAAGTGCTTATGCTATGATTGTATTAGGACTATCGACATCTTTTTTTCATGGAACAATGAGATATTACGGACAGTTGTGCGATGAAATGTCGATGTTATATTTAAGTTTTATGTTGATAAAGGAAATACATCCAAACATCCCATATATATATTTATTTGGTATGTTTGGATTATATGGAATGTATTGGCAAGAATTTGCAATGTTTTTCTATATGTTTATGCTAATGCAGACTTACATATATTTATTGTCAATGGAATTTCGGAAAATAAAAGAGAATAATTATTATTTTGTAATTAAAGAAATTAGTATATATTTTGCGATGGGATTTTGGTTGTTAGATGTGTTTTTGTGTAATTATGGTGGAGAATATTTTCATGCGGGATGGCATATATTTACCGGAATAAGTTTATGGAGTGGCGGCAAATTAATATCAAATTATAAAAAACATGAATTAATGGAAATCAAAGTTTTAAAATCTGAATAACTATATATATATGTGGCAATTAATGGTAGGATTCAGTATGGGAATATATGTAGGGACATTATATGATTGTAAACCGACAGTAACGTATGTAAGTAATTTTATAAAAAATAATATACCTGAAGAAGCGAAACCGAAAAAAAAAGAATAAATAAATAATTATTATATTATTTATTTATTTATGTTGTAATAAAGTTGGAATATCATATTTACCGTCAGTTCCTTTGCTATAACGAGCGATTATTTTGGGATTATCTTTATTATTCACAATATCGTGATGGTCGTATATGTTATTACTATTATCAATATAATAAGAGATTCCACGAATTTCTTGAATCCAAACCTGAATTTTTTTATGAGTTTTCATTGGAGGATTATCTTTGATTTCACCGTTAGGAGTTCCTTTGACATGTGTTCCACAAAATTTATCTTCACCTTTGCGTCTTCGGGTACATTGTTCGCCATTTGCTCTAAGAGCACAACATTGGTCGCATAAGGGAACCATATTTTTAACACGCTTTCGTTTAGCTAAATCTTCTTTTGTAATAACAATTGATTCATATCCATTTACATATTCAACGAGTTCTCGTTGTAATTGGAGGTCCTTTACATTTGATTGAATCATAGTACATATATCATTCTTGAAAGTACATCTCCAAGTATCGATCTTTTTATTAATACGCTTTTCCATTATAAATAAATAACTAATAATATATTAAAATCAATTTTTTATATCATAAAAAAATAGATTTAAAAAGGAGTAACATTTTTGGGCAATAAAAATATAAATAACCAAACTGCTAAAATCCATGCTTGATAGGGTAATACAATTCTAGGTAAAAAAATATCAGGTAAAGTGGTTGTTAGAAGATGTGTTATAATTAAAACAAAAGCTAATAAAATAGAAATTATCCATTTTAAAGAAAGACCAAACATATATATTATTCAATATAATATTTCGTGAAAAAAGGGTCCCAATTGCTTTTTAAAGTAGAAAAATCAAGAGAATGTGTGGAAATAGGATAAAAACTATTAAAATCTTTAACGACAAGTTGCGGATTAATATTTATTTTACCTTTAAGATTTTTGTATTCGACGTGAGACATCATAAGAGAATCATATTTTTCAGCCCACTTGCCTTTAGCACTTTTATATTTATTATAATATTTAAGATTATAAATGTCGGAGTCAAGATACTTAAAAAACCAGAAAAAAGGGTCGGTTTTTCTATATAAAATAATACGGCATTTTCCTAAAAATACAGCATAACGGATAATGCCTCCGTCGAAAATTTTACCATTTTCATTTGTGGCGCTTTTGTCAAAATAACACATACGACGATTATTTGGACTCCAACCAGCATTTCTAACGGAATTGTTATAAGAACCTAAATAATAATATGAACCGAAAATTTTATTAGCGTTTGCGCGAATACCAAGTGATGCGGCATATGGAATGATTTTATTAGCAGCGCCGAAAAAAGAAACAACGGGGATTTCAATATTGACAGTATTCTCTTTTAAATAAATTAGAACCGGATTAGAATAAAATATATTATAAACAGACCGATGAACATCGAAGTTAATAACTTTTTGATGATTACAAATTTCATCTATTAAACACCACCATAATTCTTGTTTTCGCGGAACGTTATTTAAAGTAATATATGTATCTAAATATTCATAAAAAAAATAATGTCCGTTAGAATTAGATATAAACGCTTTAAATGAATTTATTTTTACACCTGAAATTTTAGAAGCAAATTCATTCGCAACAACGGATGGATTAGATTTTCCTTTGAAAAGAGTAAATGGGAAAGAAAGGCACTCCTTATCACCTTTGGGATATTTATAAAGCAAATATTGAAGGAAAGGTTTTTTAATGGATTGATATTTGGCATTTGAAATAATCTTATAAAAACAAATAAAAATTTTATCATTATTTCTAAAATTATTAATGTTAATATCATTATTAATTTTATCCAGAGGATAATTGAAAGTCATTGATATATAATAGTTATTTTTTTTTCTGAATTCTTTCAACGACTTTTACTTTACGAGTATCCATAATATGCGAGCTAATACTTTTGACCATTTCTTGGTCTTCTTTGAAATATAAAAGTAAAGATTCGACAAGGTGTCTTTTGCTTAAAGGAGCTTTAACTCTGTTAGAAGTTCTAACCAGTCTACCATCGGGTATATTCATAACGTCGATGTCATTAGTTTTCATAGTATCAATTAGCCGATTAGTAATATCTTTTTTCATGGTTCTTCTTCTTTTGATTTCTTTTTGCAGTTGTTTGATTTCAATATCTATTTGTAACCAATTTTTTACACTATCTCGTAGATCGGTTGTGTTTTCCATATATATATAAATTAATAATAATTTTTAAGTTATTTACTATCAAATAGTAACAAATGCTTGCGGTGGTATATTTGTGGTAATATTAGTAATTACAGTATTAAGTTGAGCGGTGTAATGAGCTTTACAAAAGAGCGCGGGTGGGCGTGAATTTTTGCCACAGCATTGTCCTTTTCTAGGACCTCTTTTTAAAACGTGATTACATGGTGTTTTCTTGATAGAAGTTTTATTTTTCTTTTTATTTTGGCGTCTTTCCATTATTTTAGCGTGTGATTTACAATATTCACCGGAACAACCTCTATTACAAGATACATTTTTTTTTAAACCAGACGCGAAAATATATTTGCATTTATCAAGGAAGATACATTTTGACAAAGGATAATTAACATATAATAAAACGGGACCATTATCGTCTGAATTAGGAGGTAAAAGTCCATTATATTTTTTTCTACAATAAGGACACTTAAATTGATATTTATTAAGTCTATCACTTTCATAATAATTAGATGGTTTAGAATTGGGTATAAAATTGCCTTTTTGTTTTTTAACTTCATTGAAAAGTGGAATATAGTTAAATGAATGACTGCATTCTAATTTAATAGAATCCTTTAGCAATTGTTCACCTGTAATTAAACATAAATTTTCTTGGTCGCTGTCGTTGTCGTCATCTAATATCTGATATAAATTATCGAAAAAATTTTCAGTAATATTCATTATAATGAATAAAATTTTATCTCTATATCTATTATTATATAAATATGGCGAAAAATTCAGGAAAAGCAAGGTGGTCTATCCCAACTTGGTATTTGTTTCACGGTTTGGCAGAGAAAATAAATCCAGCATTTTTTAAAAAAGAAAGGCAGAAGATATTGGATTTATATATATTAATTTGCAGTAATTTACCTTGTCCGATATGCCAACAACACGCGAGCAGTTATTTGAAAAGAGAAAAATTTATATATAAAGTTCAGACACAGGAAGATTTGATTAACTTTTTATATACAATGCATAATTGGGTTAATAAACGATTAAAAAAAGCGGAATACAACAAATCCGCGATGGAAATGTACAAAAGAATAGATATATATAAATGTATAAAATTATGGATTAATAGATTTTTTCAAACGTATTACGTTCATAATAATTTTAACTCTTGGAGAAGGAATGGGATAATGAAGAATATACAGACTTTTTTTTTAACGAAATATTCAGTTCCAATTTTTTAATATAATAAAATAAGTATTATATTAAATTACTTGCGTTTTTTGATTTTAGTGCATCTAAATTGTTGTTTTTTATTCAATTTGCATTTTTTAGAATTAGTTTCTTGGGCGTAAAATACATTTTGTTTGCCGAAAGAGGACGTGTGATAAAATAAAGACCATAAGCCATAAGCACAAAGGCCACCTACAACCATGCCCCACATAATATCGGGTGGTGCCGAACAATTACTCTTCCACCTAAATACCATATCTAATATACCATATATAAGTTGGAAAATAATAAATCCAGTGCCAGGATGATTTGGATTTTGAAGATTACCTAAAAGTAAATAAACAAAAGTAAAAGTATGGAATACAGCGTGAGGTCCAGGAGCGGAATATAGTTCGCCCCCGCCAATACCACTGAAAGGGTCGGCAAAAGGCTCGCAAAAATCGTGTGCTTGTTGTTTATCACCGGGTTTGTTTTTATTTAAAATCCACGGTCTTTTTCTACCGATTAAAGGTCTAAAAAGGGCGGCAAGGATTTGAGTAAGTAATAAGAAACCAAGATAGAAGAATGCCCTACCATTATAATTGAAAAAGGAATCTAATACGAAATACATTGAAATAAAAATGGGAGATAAAGCAGTAAAAAAAATCATAATATTATCAAAGGACATATTAATAGCCATATTTTGTTATATATATTTATAAAATATTAAATAAAAACGATTTTCAAAACATCGCCTATGTTATTAACGGGGATAAATTGAATACCTTCCAAAAAATCAAGATTTTTTTGTTTATCTTTAAATTTCTCAAAATCTTCTTTATTATTTTCAGGGAAAATGAAAGTTTTAACACCAGCACGAATACCTCCTAAAATTTTTAAATCAAGTCCGCCAATTTCAGTTACTTTGCCTTGTAAATTAATTTCACCAGTTATTGCTATATCGTGTTTGATTTTTTTATTGTTTAGAATGCTATAAATACAAACAGTAATAGCAGTGCCAGCGGAAGGTCCGTCTTTTGGGACGGCGCCTTCGGGGCAATGGACGTGAATACCTTGTAATTTAGATTTTTTAACGGTTTTAATAAATTTAGTTTTGTTTGCAGGAGGAGTAAGTTTCCAAGATAAAGTTTTACTGACATTCATGCTTTCTTTCATAACATCTCCTTGAAGACCAGTAAGTTTGAAATCGAGTAAATTATTAGAAGGGAATAAATTACATTCAATTGGAATAATGCCACCCATACCCAAAGAATTTGCCCATAAACCATTGATAATACCGGGTTGAGGTGAGTCATGAATTGTTTTTACACGAATACGACATTTATCTTTAAGGTATTTATTAGTAATAATGTCTTCATCAATGATAGGCATATTATCAATATCGTTTTTAAGAATTTCAAGATTGATTTCACTGATGATTTCAAAAATGATTTCTTTTAATTTACGAACACCGGATTCATTTGTATAGTTTTCGATAATATATGTAAGAACTTCGTTTGAAAAATTAAGGTCTTTCATATTAAATTTTTCATAAAATTCAGGAAGAATGTATTTATGTGAGATTTCTAATTTATCATCCAACGTTAGATGGTCGAATTTAATACGATGAATACGGTCGAGTAAAATTCGGTCAAGACAAGAGACGTCGTTATAAGAGAATATGAATAATGCTTTACTTAAATCTAAATCAACGCCATTAAAATATTTATCTTGAAATTGTTCGTTTTGAGTTCTATCAATAAGGTGAGTAAGAATACCGATAATCTCTTTTCCATTTTCGGTTTTACTAATTTTATCCAATTCATCGATAAATATAATGGGGTTCATACACTTAGTATCCATGAGAATGTCAACAATTTTTCCCCAAGTAGAACCGACATATGTATAATTATGACCGGCAAGAGTAGAACCGTTACTGGCACCACCCATAGCAATAAATGCGAGTGGTCTGGATTTGTCATTATTATCTTTTAAACAATTGGCCAGACCTTTTCTTGCTAGAGAAGTTTTTCCAACACCGGGAGGTCCTTCGAAGCCAAAACAATATCCATCTTGATCGCCTGAGATCCATTGTCCGATGATGCGTTCGATATGTCTTTTTGCGTTTGAATGTCCGTGAACGGCGGAATCCAATATATCTTTAACATTAGACATATAATCGGAAATTTCGGATTTTTTATCATCAATAGTTTTGATGTCTTGGAATATTTTATCAATATTAATTTTTGATACATCGAACATAGTATATATATTTTCGAATATCACGGGGTCGTTTTGGAAAGAAGTAATAAAATGGATGATTTTTTGTTTCATAAAAGAGATTTTTTTACCGGAATGAGATATGCGTGGAAACTTCAAGGTGAATGTTTTGATAAGAGAATTGATTTGCGATATGATATTAACAAGTTGTATTCTATTATTATTAGTAGCTTTATTAATTATATTTAAAACGAATTTATCATTATATTCATCAACGAAGTTGTTGATGTATTTAATAGCATTATTAATTTCGACGGACGTATACATTGATTTTGATTCAAAATTAAATAAGTGGTCTTTATCATTGTTTTTAATATAAGAAATAATATCGTTTAAAACGAGGGTGTAGTCTGAAATAGTATCTAAAATTTTTTCTTTACGGTAATAACCAAAAGGTATTTTTAATAAACCTTCGAGATAATGTCTAGCTTTAGAACCGGAGTCTTCGGATTTGGCTTTAACTTCTTTAAGTTTTATCATTGCTTTTTCTTTGACGGTTCTGGAAGCTTTCATTAAACATATTTGTTGTTCTAATGGTATTTTTGAAGTTTCAAAATCGACAAAACTATTGGTATAATTGATAGTATTTTTCATGGCGCTTTTGAAGTATTTTTTAATATTCCAAGGAAGACTGTCGAATAGGACGGTTTGTTCTTGAGTATCGATATTATTGGTGTCGTTTTCACTTGATAAAAGGTCGTATAATAAATAAGCCAAGTATTGGAATTCGGGGTCATCGGCTTTGATTAATAATTGGATTAAAACACGTCTTTGGTCGAATAATTCAGAAGAAAGGAAATCCTTGACATTGTCCTGGATAGTTTTTTGTTTAATTTGATTATTATGGACGCAAAATCCATTATATTTATGGTATAATTCGATTTCATTATAAATAAGGAGTTCTTTTAAAGTAAGACTATTAATAAAACGGTCGAAATCATTAGAAAAGAAATTGGTGTCCTTGGGCTTATTGATATTAATCAATCTTAATTGGTCATAAATAAATTTTTCAGAGCAACATTGTAGGATTATTTCATCTGAAATGCCACAAATAATAAGAGTTTTACCATTAGCATAATTCTGGAAACAAATTTTGACACCATAAACTTTAGTTTGGAAAACATTGGAGGTTCTAGCAAGATCGAAACAATCGAGTGATTTGGCAGTTTCAACAATCATAAAATCTTCGACAATTTTATTTCTAGCAATTCTAGTTTTATCGGATTTATCATTTTTTGAATTTGGTTTCCAGTCAAGAACTTTATAACTAACTGGATGGATGAATTTTTTAATTAAAGAGAACCTACTATCATCGAAATGACTATTTTCGATATAAGAAGGTCCGAATACAACATTGAGAACATCGGCAATATTTTTTGTGCCATAACTTCTAAATATAAAGGAAAGCTCGTTGTTAATATTTTGTAATTTATCGAGAATTTCATCTTTATTTTTAAAATTTTTGTTTGTTTTAGTATAATCAAGCAAAACCATTAATGACGAATTGACGTCGAGCAATTTTTGAATTGCTTCATTAAGCTTGCTCGAATTAAGAATATCCAAAACTTTGTATTTTTGTACGTAGATAATGGTATTTTCAACTATTTCAATGTAATAATTAATCTTGGTTTTGATTAACTTTGAAATAGCATTTTTTTTAGCAATCTTTGATTTTGCTTTTTTTTTAATGTTATTTTTTTTGTTCTCAGGCATTTCCGATACAATATAAATATATTATATAATATTTTCACGAAAAAAACATCGCCCACTAAAATAATACATTAATATTAGCTATTTAAAAAGATGACTACATATTAAATTAACGAAAATGGGTATTCCTAGCTTTTTCTCTTACATAGTCAAAAATCATGGCAGTATAATTAAAAAAATATCAAAATCACAAAAGATTGATAATTTATATTTGGATAGTAATTCAATAATATACGATAGTTTTCATTCTATAAAAAAAGAATATAATGGAAATGATGAATATTTTGAAAAATTATTAATACAAAAAGTATGCGAAAAAATAGAATATTACATAAATGAAATAAATCCAATAAATAGAGTGATAATTGCGTATGATGGGGTTGCGCCAGTTGCAAAGATGGAGCAGCAAAGAACGAGAAGATATAAATCGATGTTGGAAAGAACATTAAAAAAAGTAATTTATCCAACAAAATCGGATAAAGAAGAATGGAAAACGACTGCCATAACACCGGGAACAAATTTTATGGAAAAATTAAATAAATTAACAAAAGAATATTTCAAAAACAACGAAAAGCGGTATGGGTTGAATGAGATAATAATAAGCGGTTCGGATAAAGTAGGAGAAGGAGAACATAAAATATTTGAATATATAAGAAATAAAAAAAGTCATAAAGATGAGTGTAGCTTTATATATGGATTAGATGCGGATTTAATAATGCTTGGATTAAATCATTTGCCTGTTTCAAAACATATATATCTGTATAGAGAAACACCGGAATTTATAAAAAGTATAAATAGTGATTTGAATCCAAACGAAAGTTATGTATTAGACATACCACTTTTATCACAAGCAATAATATCGACGATGAATAATGGGAGAATTGTAAATAATAAACAACAATCAAACCGATTATATGATTATATATTTTTGTGTTTTTTCTTAGGAAATGATTTTATGCCACATTTTCCAGCAATAAATATAAGAACGAAAGGAATTGAAGTAATGATAAACGCATATAAAAAAATACTAGGAAATACAAATAATAATTTGACAAATGGAACAAAAATTTATTGGAACAATGTATACGATTTAATTTCTGAACTTGCAGATAATGAATGGAATAATATAGTTCATACATATAAAGTAAGAGATAGGCAATCAAAAAGGCAATTTAAAGAAGCGGAAGAAAGATATTTGAACGCGCCATTGATAGATAGAGAAGAGGAAATATATATAGCACCATTTATACCGAATTGGGAAGATAGATATTATAAAACATTATTTGATTCGGAAGGAACGCCTGATTATATAAAGAAGGTAAGTATAAATTATCTTGAAGGGTTGGAATGGGTGATGAAATATTATACAACTGGATGTTGTGATTGGAATTGGCATTATAAATATCCATATCCGCCGTTATTAAAAGATTTAATAAAATATGTCCCGAAATGGCAGATTGAATTTATAACTGAGAACGAACATAAACCAGTTACGCCATATACACAATTAGCATATGTATTGCCAAAGGACAGTTTGAAATTTCTACCAACCAAAATCTATAATCAATTAATTTATAAAAAAGGGAAAAATTATCCAGAAAATTGTAAATTAAAATGGGCGTATTGTAAGTATATATGGGAAGCACACGTTGATTTACCAGAAATAGATATAAATGAATTACAAGATTTTATACTAAAAATAGATTTAAAAATAAAATAATGTATAAAATTATAATGGGAGGAGAAATAGTAAATATGACAGATAGGGAGACTTTTAAAAAATATGTAAAAGAACACAGATATAACATAGTAAAAGTATCGGCAAGTTGGTGTGGTCCTTGTCAAAATATAAAACCATGGTTTATGGATAGATTTAAAGTAATGTCAAATAAAGTGAATTTAATTCTGGTAGATGCGGATGAAGGAGACTTGGCGGCATATTTAAAAGTAAAAACAATACCACATATACAGAATGTAATAGAGGAATTAACATATGAAATATACCCAACATCGAATCAGGAAACATTAGAAAAGTTTTTCCAAATAACAGAAAAAAGATCCAGAATATGAAAGTTATTAAAGTTATTAAAGTTATTAAAGTTATTAAAGTTATTAAAGTTATTAAAGTTATGAAATCAATTAATTGAATTAAATTAATTGATTTATATGGAATTAAATAGAATATGAGTAAATCACAATCACAATCACAAAGAATGGGCGAAGCAGATCAAAAAACCTGCGATAAACTGAAACATTTGTTTCATATGGCTATGGAATTAGACTTTATTCACTGTTTGATGGAACGTGAAGCTATGATGAATTACTTAAATAAAAGAGGCGATCCAGATTGGACGGCTGGTTATATATGGGGTTTAGCTGATAGTAATAAAATTGATTGGGTTAAAGGTTCAAGTGACCCAATGGAATATGAAACTTATAAAGCAAAAATGAACCAGGCATTAGCAAAATATGTATGTCCCGAATAATAAATTAACGACGTTTGCGAGTTCTTCTTGTATGAACGCTTACAATTTCCCAATCACCATAAAATCTCCTAGTTTTTTTTTTCGTTTTACCACCCTTCATTACAAAGTTTGTTTTTTGTAATTTTTCAATGTCGGAATATAGTTTGGTATTACCCTCAAATTCATCGTGGTATTTTTTAATTTTGGTTTTTTTAATTATTTTAGTAAAAAAATTACTAATAGTCCGATGTCGTTTTTTAATTTGTTCAGCATAATCGATTGCTTTTTGTAAATGGACGTTTTTAAAAATGCCTTTATTTTTTTTCTGTAATTCAAACATGTCTCCGCCCAATATTTTTTGAAAGGCAGTTCTATATAGTAATTCGTCGTCGGCGGTGTAATTATCAAGGTCAATGAGGAAGTTATCCATCCCGGGGTCAAACATATCGTGCTTTGGATATATATCTTTGCCGATTTCAACAAAAATGATTATGGCGACGATAAATATAAATGAGATGCCGTATTTAAAAATGTTATATATCAATTTTTCAAGAACTTCTGGAGATGATTCCCTGAATACAGTGCCGCCACACGTTAATAATCCGATTTTTAGATATACACCGGAAATTGACTCGAAAATTATATGTTTAAATTTCTTTCTTTGAAGACGCTTGATGGTTTTCCAAGGTTTATGAAAAAGGTCATAAACAACGGTACTATCGTTGCCCTTAGAATAGTCTTGAAAAAGTTTATAGAATATGGCAATATATTTGGAGTCTAATCGTTTGTCGTAACTTGGCAATATGGTTGATAAACAATATCCGTATTGTTTAAATAAAATATAAGAAACGACGAATGAATTTATGGGGTCATCTTGTTTATCGAATTCATCGGTAAATCGTAGTATGTGGGAAATCAATATCAACATTCCTTGTTGATAAATAGTTGTTTTCTTTTTATGACCGCCAAATTCGGTATTTTTGAAATTTTCTAAAAATTGTTCGTCTTCTACTAATAAAAAGAAAATAGTTTGTGCGATCTTAAAAATATTATTTCTCCTGGTTGAGTGGCTCTCATCACCAGTGAGGCCCAATACGCGATTGCGGTCCTTATAAACTTGGTTTAGTGTTGTAGTTAATAATTCATCTTCAGCATTAGACGTAAAAATGGAAGTTCCATTTAATGGTGTATTCCACCATGTCTCACCGTATTCTTGAACTAGATTATTGGTTCGACTTTGTATGTTTTTGAATTGACTTGATAAATGGTCGAATAAAGTTTGTTTAACGCCGATTTTGGATAGGAAAGGGTGTATATCAGGACCATTTGCCATTATACGTTGTTCATATTCATCGGGGCTTTCAAAATATCCTTCTTTTGTAGAAAAATCATATGAAATTAAGTAATCGGTAGATTTTGTCATAAGATATATAAAGTATAGATAAATATATAAATAGGTATTAATATATATATTTAATGGAAGATTTAGATTTGAATATAGAGAATTATGGTTTAAGGGAATTGTTAAATTTGTTCAAATTGAAAGCAACATATAATGGTGATGATTTGAAACAAGCTAAATTAATTGCTTTGAAAACACATCCAGATAAATCGAATTTAGATCCGAAAATATTTATATTTTTTACGTCAGCATATAATAGGATAAAGAATATATATGATTTTCGGATGAAAAAGGAACAAAATATGTATAATACGGATTATACGGAATCATTGGGGAATATAACAACACCGGGTGAGAAGAAATTGCTTGCGAATATACACGGTAAATCGGTTAAAGATTTTAATAACTGGTTTAATGAAATGTTTGAAAGTCATGCGAAAGTGAGTAATAATGAGACAAGCAATGGTTATGATGAATGGTTTAAATCGGATGAAGATTTACCAGAAAATAAAAAAGTATCATTGAATGAGTTTGGTAGTTTTTTTAATGAAAGGAAAAAAAGGCAAAAGGCAGTTACGTTATATAAAGGAGTTCAAGAAGTGGATGAATCGAGGGGAGGATATAATTTGAATAGACATGAACCGGGGAGTTATAGTTCGGGCATGTTTAGTAAATTACAATACGAAGATTTGAAAGTGGCGCACACGGAAACAGTTGTTCCAGTAACACATGAAGATTTTGAAAAGAAAAAAAAATACAGGAACGTGGAAGAATTGAATAGGTTTCGAAAGCAGCAGCATATAAAGGCATATTCGGAGAAACAATCGGAAATATTATTAAAAAAAAGGAAAGATAAAGAATCGGAGATGTCTGTAAATACGGCATATAATTTAATGAAGGAATCGGAGGAGGCGGCGAGGAGTAATGAGATGTGGTGGAAATCGTTGAAACAATTGGGGGATAAATAATAAAAAAAATACTATGTATTTATATATATGGATTTTGTAAAATATGTTACGGTATTTATGATTATAACAGTATCGGGTATGTTATATGAGCGATACAAAAAGAAATATCTAGGGGACGATGAAGAGAGAAACAATGGTTTAGTTAAAAAATATTTATTGAATGATATGACTAAATTGGGTAATAAGCCGATAATATGGGTTCATACGGATTATGATGTAAACGCTAGAGCGTGGTCTAATTTTGGTTCAAGGAATACGAAGAAATTAAATAAGAAATATATTGAAATGTGTGTAGAAAGCATTATAAAATATTGCGGAGAAACATTCAATGTAGTATTAATAAATGATGCGTCTTTTGGTAATTTAATACCGGGATGGACGGTAGAATTACATAGATTGGCAGATCCAGTTAAGAGTCATATAAGAAGTTTAGCTATAGCTAAAATATTATACTATTACGGGGGGTTATTAGTTCCAAATTCGATGTTAATGTTAAGGGATTTGAAACCATTATATGATGAAATGTGTGGATATAATAAAATGTTTGTCGGGGAGAAAGTAGCGAGGGGTTCGACGGCGGTATATACGCGATTTTATCCAAGTAAAGAATTTATGGGGTGTAAGAAGAATAGTAATTCGATGGATCTTTATATAAAAAAATTGGAGAATTTGATTTCATCTGATAATACGGAGGAGATGGATTTTGATGGTAGTTGTGATAGATATTTGTATGAATTATCAACTCAAGGAAAGATCCAATTAATATGCGGTAAAAACCTGGGAGTAAAAACAAAAGATAATAAGGTGGTTTTGATAGATGATTTGTTAGGATTAAGTCATATAAATTTATGTTGTAAAAAATATGGAGTATGGATTCCAGACAGAGAATTGGAGAAGAGGAATAAATATAAATGGTTTTTAAGAATGAATAGGTCGCAAATATATGAATCTAAAACGAATTTGTCTAAATTTTTTGCCATTAGTTATGGTAAATAAAGTATTTGATTTCATATGTTGATTTAGAATAAACGATTTTGGAAGTATAAGGAATTGCGTGGAATTTACAAATTTGTCTCAAAATAGTAATAAAATTTTTATACGTTTTTTCTCTTTCTAAATAAAATAACTTGGATTTGAAATAAAACGGTTTGATTTTTATAAAAAATTCATCTAAAATTTCTGGTTTAAATTTAATTTTTTTAAAATTAACTTTAGAAAATGTGTAATAGACTGAATTATGGGAACAATGTTCTTTTAAGAATTCGATAAAAAAATCTTTTGGAACGGAAGTTTGAAATATTTGACTCATTTGATATATTACTCTAATATTTTTATTAAATCGTTAGTAAATAAAACTAATTCTAATTCTGTTTCGTGAATGGTATGAAAAATGGAAATATAAGCACAAATAATTTTAATAATTTTATATTTGAGTTGTTCATCAATAATATCGGAATATTTGATATAAATGAAATAATTATCAAGAATATCAACGACAGAATAACCTTTATTGAAAATATTGAAAATAATATTGATGGAGGTTTTTATATCTTTTTTTTTGAACCAAGCAGTAGTATATTGTTCGAACTCGTAAAAACTAATATTAGTGCAGATATCTTTTACCATTTTAGAAGTGATTGAGGTGTTTAACAATTTAAATTTTTCCAAGTAGTTGATTAATTGTCTAACGGAGTTGTTGCAAATATTAAGAATTAATTTTTGAGCTCGTGGTTCGACACGAATATTTTCATTATTTTTAATTCGATTGAAAATTTTGTTGAGAAAAGTTTTTCTCAATGGTTTAATTTTAAGAATGGTGCATCTAGATTGTACGGCATCAATAACTTTTTGAATATTAGTACAACTAGATAGGAAATGAACGTTGTGGCTATATTTATCGATACAATTTCTAAACACTTGTTGGCTTTGGTCGTTGATTAAGTCAATGTCGTCAAGAACGATAATTTTTTTTTTACCTTTAATGCAGCTTCTAGTTTGGCTGAAAGTTTTAACTTCGTTGCGATAATAGGTGATGCCTTGGTCTTTTAAGTTATTAATGACAAGAACATTTTTATGTGGGATCTTATCAAGATTATAATATTCGCGAATAGTGGCTTCAATTAAAGATGTTTTGCCACTACCGTTATTGCCGATTAACAAAATGTTTAAATTATCCATATCAACTAATGTATTTAGAACATCAACATAATCTTTATCAATGATAAAATCCTTGAATTTTTGAGGTTGGTATTTTTTTAAATATGGAGTGTTCATAATAATAAGTAAATGAGTTAAATAGTATTTAAGTTTATGTTAGTATAAATAAATATGAGTTATTACGAAGATTTGAAAATAGAGAAAAATGCGAGCCAAGTTGAGATTAAACAAGCTTTCAGGAAATTATCATTAAAATTTCATCCGGATAAACCGGCTGGAGATGCTGAAAAATTTAAATGTATTAATGAAGCGTATCAAACTCTAGGGGATGAGAAAAAAAGAAGAATGTATGATATGCATGGTAAAATGGAAGGAGGAATGAGTTCGAGAATGAATCCAATGGAGCATATATTTCGACAACAATCGTTTAATGATTTGGGAGGAAATGGTATATTTAAGATGTTTTTTAATGGAATGCCGATGCCGATGGATGGTGATATGGGTCCAGTCTTTCAAGGAGGGGGAAACCCATTTATAAATTTACAAAGAGATAGAAAGCCTTCGCCAATACAAAAATCGATTGAAATAACATTACAGGCGGCATTTGAAGGCATGACATATCCACTATTAATAGAGCGGACAGTAACAAGTCAAGGTATGAGGAAAATTGAGAAAGAAACGGTGTATATAGATATACCACAGGGAGTAGATGATAATGAGATAGTAGTTGTTCCAAAAAAAGGGAATATAATTATGGAACAACAAGGAGATATAAAATTATATATAAAAATAAAAAACGAAACCTTATTTCAAAGACTTGGAATACATTTAATATATAATAAAGAAATAACATTGAAAGAAGCATTGACAAATTTTGTTACAGAATTCGAACATATTAATGGGAAAAAATATAAGTTAGATCACAGCGGAAGAGCAATTATAAAACCAGGTCAAGAAACGAAAATACAAGGTTTAGGTATGACAAGGGGGAATAATACCGGGTCGTTGATAGTTAGATTTCAAATTATTTTCCCAAAATCATTAACAGAACAACAAAAGAAAACTCTAGGAGAGATATTATAAGAATATATATTATTAAAAATTAATATATATTTTAACAAATTTATATGATTTGGGAGAGAAAAACATACAAATAAATATAATTACGACACCCTTTTGGTAGGAATATCAGCGGAAACAACATAAATGGAATTTTCGGTAATAATAATATACTCCTCTTCTACTTTGTAAATTTTTACAACGGGACTAGTATATTCTTCTTCGCTTTTTACAAGTAATTTTTCATCGTTATCTCTTACACCAATAAGCACTTCCTTGTCGCAAGAAGGAGTCCAGTAATCAAACATAATAGGTTTATCTTCAACAATTGAAAGTTTAGCACAATGTTGTAAAGTGGTTCCAGAAGGAAGTTTGTAGTTTCTTCTGGATTCTTCGGTAGAATTTTCGGAAATGGCCGACATCGATTATATATAAGGACAATTAAACAATATTTAAATAGTTATTCGAACATATAGTTAAAAAAAAATAAAATTATTTATAAAATGAATAATAGTTTGAATATTTTTAATACAACGAATTATAACAAAAATATTGATGAGAAAAACATCCCTACATTCTTGAAAGTTTATTTTGAGTTAGTAAAAGATTATTTGATATTTTTATTAAATAATATAGACGTTACTGAAACAGACACTCGTTTTATATTTATTTCAACAAGAGGATTAGATACATTTAAACATATATTTAATATATTATTTCTGTATACCAAAAATTATAATTTAATAATACATCATCTTAAAAAAGCATATTTATATTATGTTGAATTTATAGGCCAAATAGGACACGATAATCACGCGTATTTAAAGTTAAATTCGAGGGACGCTAGTTTATTTGTTTACAAAAAAACTATATATGAAATAAATAATAATTATAAAAAAGAATTCGCATTAACGGAAAAAGAAAAAAAAATTCATTTAAAATTGTCAAAATTAATAGAAGGAATGAATATAATAATAACAATTATATTAAAAAATATAAAAATTAATAATAAGAAAATAAGGTTTGACGATATTCAGTCAGAGTATGATAAGTTTGAAAAAATTTATTTAAAAGTAATAAGTAATTTTGGAAAAATAGATGTTATTATAATAATCGAATTGTTGAATAAACTTGAAATCGAAGAAAATATTAGTACAAAAAAAATGTTGGAACTAATAAATAACCTAATCAATAAATTGTTAAATAAATCTTTTATCCAACAAAAAGTGATTGATAAATTACATAGTTATAAAAATAATGAAAAAATAGAAAAGTTATCAACCATAAAATATATAAATTGGTTATTTAAATAGGAACTAAAATTGTTTTCTTCCTAGTTTTCTTGGAAACTACTTTTTTTTTGGTATTTGAAGAAGCCTCTGATATTTCTTTAAATTCAGCTGTTAGAAGTTTTTTCAAAAATTCATATATGATATGAAGAACATCTTCATCACAATGACCCACTATTAAAACACTTCCTGTTCTAAAAATCATAAAAGATACAACCGTACATTTTATTTTATATTTTTCTTTTTTATCAATTTCAAAACAAGCTCTAGGATGACACGAGCATTTACCATCTTGAATTTTTTTATCTTTATGATAATAAAATTTAGATTGAATACCCGGATAAGAACACGGGTCATATAACGAACTCATCCCGTATTTGAATTTAAGTATCTTATACAAAGTTGTTCTATTAATAAAGAACCCACAAGAGAAATTTGAATTAATTAACACATTTTCTATATTTGTTTTATTATAATCAATATCAGTTCGACCAGTAATATCGTTCAATACTTGTATAAGTCTTTCAAGCGCAATATATAATAAATCGTCATTTTGAATACCCGGTATTTCTAGTTTACCTGTATTAAATATTTTTATATGAACTTCTTTAAATTTATCTCTATAAAGAACTCTCATAATAATAGCAAAACAATTATAAAACGCCCCTTTTTTTGTAAATTTATAAGATAAAATATCTTTATGAGAAATTCCTATGTCGATTTTTCTAGTATCTTTATATTTTGTTCTTTTTTTTGTTTTGATGTCTATACGGCTTAAGATTGTAGAGTTATACCCATCTTCAGGCAAGCCCGATAAAATATCATTCAAAACCTGGGTTTCCTCTGGAGTATGACAATTATATTTTATTGATTTTTTTAATATACCGCATTTTGGGTGGTGATATTTTATTAATGGAAGAAGCCAGAACAATTTATTTAAATCTATTGAGGTGTTTAAGAAAGCAATTTTCGTTTTTGTAGATATATAAATATCTGAAAAATTAATTTTTGTTTCAAGAGTTTGAGAGATTTTTTTTTCACTAGCAACCGCATTGCCAGAAGTAAAGTCTAACCATTCTTGATTTAAATTGTCTTCCATTTATTGATTTAAATTAATATCTACAATTTATTTAAATCAATTTTTAATATATTATTTATCTTTTTTAATATTAAATGCGAAGTGTGCAGCATAACAAATGCTTTAGGAAATCGTACGGTAAAAGTCCATTACAAAAAAAAGACTTGTTAAAAGATATTTGTAACGAGTATAGTTTAAAAAGAAATAATTTCAATCCTGCCGATAAATCACCTAATAATTTCGTTAAAAAATTAGAAATTCGTATGAGACTATATTACGACCAACTTAAAAATTAAAGATTGGATTGCATAAATACAATTACATATTCTAATAAATATCGTTCATTTACCGTGCTATTATGAACTGTATATTCTATAAAATTCACCCACTTCGGAGACAAAAATTTGCTATTTGACCTAACTAAATATGTCATAAATTTTATAATAAAACTTTTAATCTTTATATTATATTTTATACATTCTTCTTCAATATAATGTAATATCTCATTGTCTTTATTTTTCAGTTTTTTAATAAGATTTTTCCAGAAACTTTCTTGTATAATATTTATATTCAAACCAATCGTATTATGGTTTGACTGTATAAAATTTATCATACTTCTTATATCGGATTTGAAATTTTCTTGTATTGCTTCTATCTGTTTTTTGCTAATATTGATTTTTTCTTTTACTATTATTGTTGTTAAAAATTTATTAATCTCTGACTTAGGTAATTGACAAAAACGTAATCTAACAAATTCATTTTGTAAAGATATATCGATTCTACTAATATAATTACATATTAAACAAAATCGTATATTTTTTGAATATTGTTGAATTAAATATCGCAATGCCTGTTGTGCGTTTTTTGTCATATAATCTACTTCGTCCAATATTACAAACTTTATGCCACTTCCAAATAAAGTTTTCGTATTAACAAAACTATTAATTTGGTTCCTAATTATGTCAATGCCCCTGTCATCAGAGGCATTTAGGTGGATCATCAACCCCTTCTTTTTTTGATCGTGTTTTGATTGATACGAGTTTATTATATTAATTATAGTAGTTGTCTTACCAGTTCCCGGTGGCCCATAAAATAATAAATTGGGGAAATTATTTGTTTTTATAATATTGTTTAATAATGTTTTATTAGAAGGTTCTAACACAATATCTTCAAACCTATTTGGTCTGTATTTTTCAATCCATGGGCTATTATCGTTCATAAGTATATTAATACCTAATTTCACTTTTAAATATAAATATAAATATAATATAAATATGGCAAGTATTGCCGCTGAAAATAAAAAATATATGGCTGATTTAACAGAATTATTTCAACAAACAAGAATAACCGGAGACGAAGATTATATATATGGAGAAAGAAAGAGAAAAGTAGCAGTAATGAATTTTGGAAGATTAAATCCACCAACTAGAGGTCATTATAAATTATTAGAATATATAGCAGAAAAAGCCAAATTATTAGGAGGAAAAGGATTTATATTTCTTTCAGCTAGTCAAAATTATTTACCGCCGCATAAAGGAACAAAATGGAGACCTGTTGTTAATAGAGTGACAAAATCTACATTTCGTTCAAATAAAAGCAATGAAAATCCATTAAGTGTATGGGATAAAATGAATATTCTACATAAATTTCCAGAAATTGAAAATTTAGAATATATTAATCCACAAGGTGAAAAGGGCAGACCATATACTATGGATAGAGCAGCCGATTATTTAAGAAATGAGGGCTATACTGATATATATCTTGTAGTAGGAACTGATAGATTTGAACAATTAAAAGATAAAGGTGTAGAAAGTACGTGGAATTTAACATTAATAGAACATCCTCGTTCAGAAAGATTGGATGATTTAACATTATATAGTATCGATAAAACAATACCAAAAAAATCATTAGCAATAAAGCCAGAAGCAATATCTGGAACAAAATCTAGAGCTGCAGCAGCAGAACATGCGATTAATGGTATAAACGGAATAGATTCAATGACATTAAGACAAGCGGAAGAAGCAATTATGAATAGAAGAAATCGAATGCATCAATCACACGGGTTTATCACTTTTAAAGAATATATGCCTAATATTTTGACAGATTCTCAATTGGAATTAATAATATATAAAATAAAAAAAGGTATGTTACTAAGACCATCACAATCATATACTAACAATCATAAAAGAAATAGAATGGTTAGAAGAAGCAGCATGACAAAGACAAGGAAAACGGGTGGAAAACGCCGTAAGAAAAAGACGCGTAAGAAAAAAGGTAAAGGTGCCGTACAATCATATTTTTCCCCGGCAGAACCCCAAAGAGATTATACTTGGGATATAGCGAATTTTGACAACGATGGTAATGCTTTTGAAGCGGCTGGAAATATTTTAAATTTGTTTATGCGAGATGATGATTTTCGGGGAACTCAAGAAGAAGCACACCACCGAAGTGTATATCAAACAAGTCTAATTGATGATTACCATAGCAGAGAACAAACAACTAATTGGGAGGACGCATTGCGATGGCTAAACCTTGAAAATTTTCGACAAGCACACCAAGCATACGAACAACAAAGGCCACAACAACCGCAACACAGGCGCAGGAGGCAACAGCCATTCCGTAGATTCAGTAGATCGCATATGAGACGTTCAGTCGGTGGTGTAAAACGCCATAAGAAAAAGACGCGCAAAATGAGGGGAGGCGTTCACGAGTTTCAACCGAACCAATGGATTGGGCGTCCGTCCAACTTCCAGATGCCTGATTTTCAAATTATTACAATTAACCGACAAGGTTCAAACGGACAGACGGCACCCGACTATATGAATATTATGTTGCCAAATGGCGGCGTCGTAGAGGGCATCGATTGTGATATTATGTGGAATAATGGGTTTAGACCAATTAAAGACATGAATTTACGACCAGGCGAAACTAGAAGGAAAGGTGCGGGTCATAAAAGAAGAAAGACGCGTAAAAAGAGTAAAAGAAGAAAATAATTTAAATATATTGTTTATAATATATTTAAATGTGGTATGAAGGTTCTCAATATGAAAATGCTGGACCAAAAGCAAAAGATGTGCGTATTGATATGATTGCAAATGTAAAATGGTTTAATTTAAAAACATATCCAAAGTGTTTATCGAGTCAAAAATTAAAAGAAATTATTAATAAAGTGATTCCTGACAATAGAAATGATTTTGGTTCATATAGGAATTATTATTATGTCAAAAAAAACATTATTAAAGAAATAGAAAAAGAATTAATGGATTATATCATAGAAGATTTTAAAATATATAGAGCAAAAAGAGTATTGAAAAGAGAATTGACGCCATTAATAATTCATAAATTATATAAAGTTGGTGGAATGAGATATAAAGAAACAAAAGCTCATTTTGAGAAATTGAGAAATTGATTTAAAATAATATTAATGTATTGTTTTAAATGGAATTATTAAAGAAAAATGCTGAAATGCACGGTTATGTAAAAGTTATATTAGGACCAATGTTTTCTGGTAAAACAACAGAATTGATGCGAATTTATCATAGATATACTGCTGCCGATATTCCTTGTTGTGTAATAAATAATTCTTTGGATAAAGATAGGTGGAATGATAATAATGAAATGTCGAATCATAACGGTTTGAAAGTTCCCTGCATGTATCTATCTGCTACAAACCTCGCGGAGACGATTAGTTTGGTAACTAAATATGATATATTTTTAATAAACGAAGGGCAGTTTTTCACAAATTTGTATTCTGTTGTAAACATATTATCGAATTTATATAAAAAAAAAGTATATATATCCGGATTGGATGGCGATTTTAAACGAAGAAAATTTGGGAGTATATTGGATGTAATACCATTATGCGACGATATTGTAAAACTAAAAGCAATTTGTAAAAAATGTAAAAAAAGAGATGCAATTTATACACATAGATTATCTCACGAACAAGAACAAACGGTTGTAGGGGCTGCTGATAATTATACTTCATTATGTAGGACTTGTTATAATATGAATGTATCGATAACGCCTCCTAGTAGGAGTAAAAGACCAGTGTTGGATGACTAGATTAATATATATAAAGTATTTAAAAGAAAAACTTTTTTCATGTTTATAAACGATGCCCCGGAAAAAGAAAATAGAAAACACAGATGCCCCACCAGTTGTAAAAAAAAAGCGCGGACGCAAACCAAAAAAACAATCAACCGAACCAGTAGTTCCACCGGTAAAAAAGAAAAGAGGTAGAAAACCTAAAGGAGGAAAGTTAATAAAGAAATCAGAATTAAAATTAAATGTAAATGTTAAACAACCGACAAATATAATTTTACATTTAAAATGTAAAAAAAGTGAAATTTGCTCTACAGTGTTGATGTCAACTGGAAGTTATAACCCCGATATTAATAATTTATCAGATCCAACGGCCTATCAATTGAATAGTAATTCAAAACTTCAAAATTTAAATTTTCAAAAGTTAAAGGTAAATGAAAATACAAATACAAAACCAGAACAAATTGTTATTTTTGATAATAAAAAAAATAAAGAACCCGTAAAAGACGAAGAGGATATAAACGTAAAAGAAATATGGATCAAATTAGATCACCTAAAAAATAAATTAAGACACAATAATGTTTCCGATAAAAAATCAGCGTGTTTTTGGTGCACTTGTAATTTTGATAATCCAGCTATACATATACCCATAAAATATGAAAATAATAGTTATGAAGTTTATGGGTGTTTTTGTTGTCCTGAGTGCGCGGTCGCCCATTTGAAAAATGAAAATATAGATGCTTCGACACTATGGGAAAGATATAGTTTGATAAATAATATTTATAGTAAAATATATAATTATACAATCAATATCAAACCAGCTCCAAATCCATATTATACTTTGGAAAAATACTATGGAAATCTTACAATTAATGAATATAGAAAATTACTACAAAATGATAAATTATTGATGATTGTTGATAAACCAATGACAAAAATATTACCAGAATTATACGAAGAAAACAATGACATTCCAAATGTTTATTCAAATTTATTGGATAATAACAATAAAACAAGGGTAAAAAGCAAAGAATATAGATTAAAGAGGAAAAAAGTTACGCAAAATAAAAATCAAATATTATCTTCTAACTTCAATTTTTAGTGCTTTCTGATTTTCGTTTTTCATAATCTGTCGAAATCGCGTCCATATAATTTCTAATCTGCGACATCATTTCTTGATTGACTGATTTTAGTTTTTTAGGTTTTTTTTCTTGGAATTTTGGATTTAAATATTCTCGAATAACATTCATATGGTCGTTATTCCATTCTTCTAATTTCTGAGTTGCTTTTTCTTCTGAATAATCAGTTTGACTAATTACAATTTTGAGTTTATCTAAAGATGCCATTATATAATGTTTTTTCAAAAAAATAACAATAAATTAACGAATTAATATAAAAATTAATATATATTATTTTTTATATGTCAGAAATCATAAAAAACAATATAAAAGAAATTGAATATAAAACTATCGAAGAAAGAAAGTCCGACGTAAAAAATATAATTAAAGAATTAAACCATTTTGGATTAAACTATTCATATATGCCAATCAAAAAATTATATACTTGTTTCAAAGATTTTATAGATAATGGCAATTTTATTAAAGTCAATATACCATTTCCCATGATAAATAGAAGAATAAAGGGCAAATTAATGCCGAATAAAAAAGGTGATTCGATAATAACTTTGATTCACGAACAGTTTAATTAACATAAAAAAAGAATATAAAACAAAAATGGGAAAAAATAATATAATGAGTAATTCCTATCGCTCAGAAAATGAAATTAATAAGCCCAAAATAAAAAATGTAATAGACCAAATTACAAGGGGTATTGGTGAAATATTAGAAGAAAATCTAAGCTGTTGTATGAAAGATTTGAATGAAGTCCATAAGTTATTTATGCGTTCAAGTTTATATAATTCTATTATAACTGATAACGCTCAATTAAGAATTAAACTAAAAATTTTACAAGAAGAAAATGATAGATTAAAGAAAAAAGCAACAATTCAACAACTAAATATTACAAATGTATTAGGTGCGCCAAAGCAAGGCGTCCAACTCGATATAAGCGAAATAAATAATATTGGAAAACAACAAGCAAAGTCCGATGTACTTGTAGAATTGGAGAATAGGAAAGTACAAATATCCAATGAAGTAATACCTCGTGAAAATTATGTTAATTATGAATCTTCATCTGATGAAGAACGAGACGATGAATTTCAAACTGTAAAACAAATCACCGTAAATGATTATTTTTCCGCAGCGAAAAAACCTACTGTTTCCGAAATTATTATTAAATTAGACACCGCTTACCATATCACATTATCACATCATCAACTTTTAGAACTTAACAAGTCTAAAAATTATGGACCTCATCCGGGGATTACTTGGGTTACATTTGATTTGATGTTGAACGAAGCCATTAAAAATTTTGTAGCATATAGTCCTCAACACAAAAGTCTAGGTAAGGATTTAGTAATTAAAGATATTATTGTATCATCGGCTGGTATAAAAGGTTGGGGAGAAGCTGGATTATCAGATATTGATACAGATAACGATGACACAGAAGATATTTCAACAATGAATGATAATTATTCACAATTAAATATGCAATATACATTGTCAAACCAGGAAGAGGAAGAGGAACAGAAAAATCCAGAATTTCGTGTTCCAAAAACAATGCTAATCCAAATACAAAAAATCAAAGCTCTAGCAACAATTAAGACGACCACCGAAGAAGAAGATGAAGTTGAAGATGTTGAAGATGAAGATGAAGATGAAGAAGAAGATGAAGAAGAAGATGAAGATGAAGATGAAGAAGATGAAGAAGAAGAAGAAGAAGAAGATGAAGAAGAAGAAGAAGAAGAAGAAGAAGATGAAGATGAAGAAGAAGATGAAGTTGAAGTTGAAGTTGAAGATGTTGAAGATGAAGTAGAAGATGAAGAAGAAGTTGCGGTTGCTGTTGCCAAAACAGTCTTACTCGCGCAAGAAGCAGGTGAATATGCGACAATTGACACCGCAAGCGACGAAGATGAAGATGAAGATGAAGATGAAGATGAAGTAGAGGAATTAGTATTAGAAGAAATGGAACTTGTATTGCCAAAAGCAGTTATTCAAAAATATACTTTAAAAAGAATGAAATCCTCAAATAAAAAGAATACGGTTCTTTGTTACGTAGATGAAGAAGGGGTCGTATATAAAATAGAGGACGATGAAGAGGTTGGAAGTATAATAGGTGAACAAAAAAACGGTATTTTTTTCCAAGTATAATATAAATGATATTAAAAAGATTATGTCCTCCAGCATTAATTTATTTAATTTTTTCAGTTACACAAATAGGGATTGATGTAGTTAAAGGTTATTTTAACACGGCATTAATGAAAGTATGGCAATGTGTAATATTTACAGTTTTACTACAGTTTTTGTGTAATTCTGGTTTAGGAATAATATCGTGGATAATAGTATTTGTTCCCTTTATGTTAATGACAATAATTACATTGATGTTGTTGACGGTTTTTGGATTGGACCCAAAAAATGGTAAATTAAAAGTATATGACAACCAACCACCTTTAATTTCAAATGAAAAAAAGAACCATAACCATAGCCATGACCATATAGAACAGCCACAAGATAAACAAGTCGTGGGCGACCCACCAAGAACCACGGATGATTTACAAACAAACGAAACGGAAGCGGAAGAAATAAAAGAAGATGAATTAAATTATGATAAAGCAATGATACAAAACGATGGTAAAGGAAAAGATTATAAATTTAATTGGTTCTCAAGATTATATTCTGGTGAAAATAAATTCGGTAAAAGACGAGAATATGTAAAAATAGTTAGAAATGTTTTAATTGATATGGGAAAAATGGATATTGCTGCATCTTTCGCTAATCAAGCTGAAACTTGTATAAATAGAACAACCGATACAGAATTTGAGAGTTGTTTAAAAATTCTATGTATAGATGTCGGAGAACAATTGGGCGGTGAAAGCAAAAATACGTTTTTAAATAAACTAAAAAGTAGAAATATAATTTAAAAATAATATATTGTAATAAATCATAATGTATTATTATTTAGCATTAGCTGTTATAGGTTATTTTGGATATAATAAGTATAAAAAAAATGTAGATACAGTATTAATAAATGGAACTTTTAAAATTTTGAAGTTGTATCATATTATGAACGACTATATGGGGTTTAAAGATGAAGAAATAAGCGAGGGAGATCTAGAAATAAAAGAAATAAATAAGCCAACTTATTTGTATATAAAAGATGGCAAAGACCATAAAATGAATGAGAGTGATTCGCCAAAATGGAATGAAATTGATTTTATTATATTGAAAATGGGTGATGTATCCAAAATATTAGAACCGATATTAGATGTTAAAAAAGTAATGAACGATGAAATCATAAAACAAGATAAAAAAATATTTTTACAGGTAATATTCAAATCAAAAGGAGAAACAATAGATATAAATCATAATTTAAAAACGTTTTTTGTAGTAGATAATCATATATTGGGATATAACTTTTTAAAATGGTTTTTATATCAATATCATAAATATGAATTAAAAGACGAGGATTATGTAATAAATATAATGGACCAAAATGTTATGATGTTTGATTTGTTGCCAGATAAACAAATTCATTTGAAAGATGATAATAAATACGAAATAATATAAAAAACTAATATAAATAAAAACTATTTATATTAATTATAATGGAGGGACAACATTGCTTAAATAAACCAGAACATCACGCATTAAGTGATAAATGGGTTCTGTGGGCGCATTTACCACATGATACAGATTGGTCTTTAAAAAGCTATATTAAAATAATGGAACTTTCAACTATGGAGGAAATTATATCTTTGAATAATTCTATACCTGAAAAAATGATTAAAAACTGTATGTTATTTTTAATGAGAAAAGATATTAATCCAACGTGGGAAGATCCAAAAAATAGCAAAGGTGGTTGTTTTTCTTTTAAGGTGATGAATAAGCAAGTCTGCGAAGTATGGAATAGTTGTATGTTTGCTTTAACGGGGGAAACTGTTTCAAAAGAAACAAAATTTATTTCAAAAGTAAACGGAATGACAATATCTCCCAAAAAGACTTTTTGTATATTAAAAATTTGGATGAAAGATTTAGATAATCAAAATCCAAGAGCGATGGTTCCCATTGATGGTTTGGCATTACATGGATGTTTATTTAAAAAACACAATCCAAATTATTAAAATAACTTCATATAATATTATGCAGTTATTTAGGATATTACTTTATTTGTTTCATTTTACAAGTTTCTTAATATTAGCAAATCAGATAACAGTAAAAAATTATGATTTAGCTTTTAACAAAACATATTATGGCAACGTTTCTATATTATGTAAAAATCAAGGTGCTTGTAATATGACAAAAATATACTGTGATACAGGAAATTGTTATATAGAAGCCACAGGAAATAATAAAGGACAATTAAATAATTTAATAATTGACGCAAGAAATATCAGGAAGGGATATAAATTTGAGTTAAAATGTGGTAGTCAAACTCAAAATACCGTGGGTAATACTAATTGCAATAATGTAAAAGTATTGTGTCCGCTTCATAGAGGTGCAACTTGTAAATGTACTAATTGTAATTATAGAGAAGTAAAATTTTACTGTGAATTGGGCATTGGTGTATATTGCACGGGGTCAAGGGTAATTCCAAGTTGGAACAAAAATAATATATGGTGTGATAGTGGAGAATCTAATAATCCTTACGGAGGATATGGGGGATATGGGGGATCTGGAAAATATATATGCGATGACATCGATTGGGGAATCGCTTCTTGTGAAGCAACATATACAAACCCAACCATTAGCTCTTCCCTATATAATTTTGCTCCGAATGATAAATGCATTGCTTTCCAAACCACTTTTTATAGCAGTTATTACAATGAAGATTATACACAAATAACAACTCACTCATGTCGTGAAACTATAAATGCTTCGAATAATGAGTATAAATATCATTTACCTATTTGTGTAAAATATATATCAAAACCAGATAATATACCTGATTTAAAACAATATTTTAACATAACAAGAATTATTATAAAAAATAAAACTAATATCATAAATCAGACAAATTGGATAGACAAGCAAATAATTAATTTGATAAATAAAACCAGATGGATAAACAAAACTAATATAATTGAAAAAATCAACTTGATAGATAAGGTAATAATTAACTGGATAGATAAAATAAGATGGATAAATAAAACTAATATAATTGAAAAAATTAGAATTATAATTATCAATAAAACAAAATGGATATATCAAATAAGGATCAATTGGACGAATAAAACAAATGAAATACGAAAAATAATTAATCAAACACTTATAACAAGAGTTGAAAACAAAGAAAACTATGAAAACAATAAAAATAGTACAAAATTTGAATTAGACTTAAATAATATATTTGTATTGGGAGGCTTATCTTTCGGGGGATTAATAATTTTAAGTTGTACTTTTTATGTATCTTGGAAATGTTGGTTACAAGAGAAAGTAGAAAGAATGATAATGACTTGGCTTATAGGAGAAGAAGGTGTAAATTGTTTAGAAAGAGTGGGTTGTTTTAACGAATATTTTGAGGCTTTAAGAGAAATAAAAATAAAAAAAAATGATATTGTAGAATATTATGGATTAACACCCGAAGAAATTGCGGTATGTAAAGAAACAAAAGCAATTAATAAGATAAAATATCTTGAAGCACTCAATATAAGATTTGAAGAATTAGCAAAACACGCCGTAAGACCAAGAGATTCTTATCATAAAGAATTATTTAAAAATATAATAAAAGAACCAAAAAAGAATATTGAAATGTGTAGACAAGATATACCGATAAAAGAAGAAGAACCACCAATATTAGAACAAGAAAAAATGATTATTAATATATTACCTGGAACACCTAGAAGAAGATTACCGCGTAGGTCGATGGAGATTTAAACAATATTTACGTTTTTAGAAACAGTTCCTATTTTATAATTATTATCATAAGGATTTATTATGATAATATGATTATTACTATAGTTCTTTTTTATAGGTACAATTTTTTTCATATTTTTTCTACAACAACGACACCCAAAATGTTTTGCCATACATCCCCATTGATTAGAGCAATGGAAATTTATTTTATTACATAGCGTTCTAGTCTGTGCAATGCAATATCTTGGTAAATTAGAACAAGAACCAGAACAATCTACTATAATATCACAACAACAACAACCAATATGCCAAGAGTTGGGCTCGCCATCCGGAAAGAGACATTTATACAACGCCAGAAAGAATTCACACAAAATAACAAGCACTCTAGTAATAATCAGACAAGCAACCGCTAAGAATATAAGAGCAAACAAACCCATAAAGAGCAATACGAATACATTTGTCATTGTAAATTTTATTTATAACATATTAAATAATAAATAAATCTATTCAATTTATATATGGAACTAATTAATGATTTTGCCAGATTCTATCCAGCAGCTACTATAATATATGCGTTAATGATAAATGATATTTATTTATTTATATTTATGATAATATCAAACATGATAAATGGAGTGTTAAAATATAAAATAGCCAAGCCTATAATGGGAGATAAATATTATCCAATATTAGGAAAAGGAAGCAGACCGAAAGGAGCAGCCAATTGTGGAATATGGAAAGACCCGCCCGGACATAAAACTACATCATATGGGATGCCTTCGGGTCATTCACAAGAAGCAACCGGGTTTACAACATACATGATATTAAAAAATATATACAACGGTTATGCTTTATATGATATAAGAAATATTATATTATCAAGTTTAGCATTGTTTATAATGTATAGCAGAGTTTATTTAAATTGTCATACCGTTCAACAAGTTATAATTGGGGGATTATTTGGAATATTATTTGGAACAATTGGTTTTACATATAAACCACAAGTAATAAATACAATAAAAAATCTATTTAAATTTTAAAAAATATTGAATATAAATGGATTTATTTGATGACTGCGACCAGTTGGTATATATTTCAAATATGTCAAATATATCAGATATAGCTGACAATTGTTTCAATTGTATTTCTTTCTACTTTTTTGTAATATATTTTATACTCCTTTACAACTTATTCACTATTATATATATATTATACATATGAATGAATTATCGGACGATTTAATAATAATAATATTTTCATATGCGAAATCGAATTTAAATTTTACGAATAAATATATGAATAATTTGATAGAAAAAGAAAGAAAAAGGTTTTTAATGAAACCGATTGAAGTGTATTATAAATTAGTAAAATGGACCTATTCATCAACAGCGCCGTTAATTATAAATAGAACGAACCGCGTCCATCAATATAGACCGCGTATGAAAGTATATCCGACAAAGAAAACGAAAATACATAAAATTCCATTGGGTTTTGTAAGAAAAGATTTATCAATCTATCCTTCAAAATTATTAGAATTGTGTTTAATAAGACCAAATGCGGTGCGTCCCCGCGATTCGATATATATGGTTACGCGTTTGCCGATGTATAATATCTGGAGTATTTGGATAAAAAATGAAGATTACAAAAGAGCAAAATTATATGAAATGTTACATCCTTGTTTGAATACATATAAGTATATTATACCAAAAAAATAATATTAATTAATATTAATGGAAATAAATAAAGCAATAGTGGCTTGCGATATGGGTAATTCTTTAGGTATGGCGGGATTAGCTGTTATATTATTTTTCAACAATTTGAAGGGATATGATTTGTATATAGTTATGTATTTAATCATTGGAATTGCTCTATATACAATAGGAAGGGCTATTGATAAACCCTTGTTAATAGAAATATATCATTATATGTTGGCTATTATATTTGCCGCAATTCCAATAATATCTTTTAACAAAGAACTATTAAATTGGCATCTATTGTTTATTATCTTTACGTTAGGAACCAGGAAGGCTTTTCGAGGCTGTATAGTAAGACAAGCTGAAAGTAACGAAGCAATAACAGATACAAACTTTACCAGAAAATTTAATTGGGATTTAATATTTCCAATGTTGGGAGTAGCAAGTGTTACAAAATTATACGTTTATCATTGAATGTAAATTGAATTATAATTAAACTTTTTAATTTAATTATAATGGAAGATTATTCCAAAGGTAAAATTTACAAGATTATTAGCGACCATTGCGAGTTGCCTTATATTGGATCTACAACGAATCCCCTTGAAATTAGGTTCGATGAACATCAAAGATGGTATAAAAAATGGATTAATAATGGGAAAAAAAGAACAGCTGGCGAATACTGTTCTTCGGCTGGAATATTACAATATGATGATGCTAGAATAGAACTTGTAAAAAATTATCCTTGTAATTCGAAAAAAGAATTGCGAGAATATGAAGGTACATTTCAGCAAATCGGCGTTAATTGTGTTAATATCAAGAAAGCCGGAAGAACACGCGCAGAATATCATCAACAAGTTACAAAAAAAAGGTCGCCTGAAGAGTTAGAAAGATCAAAAAAAAGAACAACGGCATACAACAAAAATCCAGATGTAATAGCACATCGAAGTGAATTAATGCCATGCGATTGTGGTGCTTTAATTTCAAGAATTAAATTAAAAAGACACAAAGAAAGTGCTATACATAAATTATTTTTTAAAGATCCAAAAGCCCATGCTATTAAAATGCAAGAAAAAGAAGAAAGAAGTAAAGTTAAAAAATGGAAATGCGACTGTGGTTCAGAAATAAATATATCGCAAACAAGTGGAGCAAAAAATAAACATAACAACACACCAAAACATCAAAATTGGCTTAAAATCCAACAATAAATTGATTTAAAAAAAAAATATATATGTATTATTATAGTATGTCCAATAGTAGTCAAGATCAGAAAGAATATCATAGAAATCGTTATGCTAGAACGAGAGAGGCACAGCTCGAAAATCAAAGAGTTTATCTTCAAAATCAAGTGGTTCAAGCCCGTCGCGCTGAAAAAGAACCGTGTGTTTGTGGGGTAATAGTTTCAAAACGACACATGAAAAATCACCTAGAAACTGCGATACATAAATTATTTTTAGAAAATCCCGAAGAACATAAAAAATACATTGACCGATTGAAAAAAGAAAAAGAAGAGAACCCAAAATATAAATGTCCTTGTGGAAGTAAAATGAAAAATCAAGCCAGCGTACTTGCAAAACATAAGAAAAGCGATAAACATCTAAAATGGGAAGAGACCCAATAGAGATTTAAATTTAAGGATTTTTTTACAGCTTAAATTTAAATGATTAAAAAGATTGACACCATAATACGCTCACATAGAAGGTAATGGAGCTAAGCACAGCTTGATTTCCCCAAGGCTGGCAACAGCATAGCGGACTATCAAAGGGAGGTCATTTTCTAAATACATCTCGATACTGTTGCATAGATTCGTACATTTAATAAAATACCCGAGATTTTTAAGGGAGAATTCTCCTTGAATAACTTTTGCATTATCGGGTTTTTGGGTGAATTCCATGTTGCCGTCGCATTCGGACCGTGTAATTTTGGCGACAGCCCAAGAGCCGCAACATTCGAAGATGAGTTCTTCGCCGACAGATTTGATTTCGAGTCTTTCTGAAATATTAGATAAATCGCGAATGATTTTTTGGAAATCACTGGCGGGTAGGTTGATGATGGATGAGAATGTAACGTCGGGAAGTTCGAGTTCTTCTTCATCGGGTTCGATGAGTTTTAATTTTTGTTCTTTACATTGTTTAATATCGCCGTTTTCGAATTTTAATCCAAGGTGGTCTACAATACCATCGGTATATTCGGTTTCGTCGATTTCAATGGTTAAAGTGTCGTCGTTATCGATAGAATTAATAAGTTTAAAAAGATGGAACATATTAACACCTATAATAATTTTGTCATATTTACAATAATAATGTTCGAATTTATTAGCGTCGAGAAATAAATGCGCTAAGATAGTATGAGATTTATCCATATTTATAATTCTAATGCCGTCTTTTTTAAATGTAATATTTGTTTCCAATAAAATATCTTTTAAAGCAGTCATTAGGGTTCTAAATGGTGCTATTTGTACTGTTTTTAGTATTAGAACTTTACCTTTATTTGTACTATCAGCAACTGAAGTCATATAATGGAAATTATGAATTACTATTTAACTAGTTATTTTTGTTATTATTTAAAATACATAAAAAAAATACATAGAAAAATCTATAGTATATATTATAATGAGTAACCACTCGAGAATAACACAATCGTTGCTTCATCTCTTGCAAATAAACATCACGGACGATGATTGTATTGATATAATAGAAACATTTATTACAAAAGAATTACCGGAAAAAATAGCGGATTATAAAAAAGAAAAATCGACATTAATGGAACGATTATTACAAAAACATGAATACGTTGAGAATTTTTTGAATAATAAAGATATGCAATATCATTCGGAATATAATGAGCACTGTTATGAGGGTCATTTGTATATTTGTTATGACAATATTTCATATGAATTTATGAAATATGATGATATATATCATAAAATAATTAAAGAATTAAATCCACCTTCAATATTAAGTTCAATGAAACGTAATATAGCAGAAGAAATATTGCTGGAAATTGAGAATAGGAGTTTGTTTGAAGCTTTACCGGAATCATCGACGATACAGAAATTGATAGATTTTTTTTGTCCTACATTCTTCGAAACAAAGGAAGAATTTAAATATTTTTTAACAGTAATAGGGGATTGTATATTAGATAAAAGGCAAGATATAGTTTATTATATACCGGAATTGTCGAGAGAATTTATAACCGTGATAAATTTATTTTATAAAGATTATTTTGGAAAAGAGATAGATTTTAGCATGTTTAAATTCAAATATAGAGGTCATGATTATGAACATAGTAGAATAATTCAAATAAAGAAAACAATATCAAGCATTAGTTTCTTAACCGAATATATTAAAAAAAATATATTTAATATAATCGTAGTATCTTGTCATTATTCAAATAGATATGAGAATGCGGAAAAATATATAGAGAAACAATCGGTTTTACTACAAAACAAGGTATTATATCTTACAAAAAAAACAAAACAACAGATTGTTAATGAATTTTTAAGGACGAAAACACAGACGCTTATGAGCGCAACAATTTCTCAGAACGATATGTATTTTTTATGGAAATTATTTTGCGACAGCAAAGATTTGCCATTAATAATGTATAAAGCGAGTTTTATAGCATGTTTAGACTTTTTATTGGATAATAATAATAATATATATGAAAATGTAACGAGTGAGTTTTTAAAACCAGCTATATATTTTAAAAAGTTTTGGGAAAAATCAATTTCATTTTATAACATAGAAAATGAAAATAGTGGTCTCATAGAAGATGAGTATGAGATAAGCGAGTTATGTGAATTATACAATATATGGTTAAAAGAACAAGGGACTTCGCAAGTAGTAATAAATGAGAAAGATATGAAAGAATTGATATTATATTTTTATCCAAAGATAGAGGTAAAAAATAAATCAATACAAAATATATACTGTAGTTATTGGAATAAAAAAGAAGATATGAGAGATATAATTGAATCGAGGTTTGCTAGTGGGGTCCAGCCTGCTAATAACATGTCTTTCGTCCAAGCATATTTATCATACGTGGGTGTTTGTAATAAACAAAATAAAATAAATTGTTGTAGTAAAAAATATTTTGAAAACTATATCAAAAATATTATTCCTGGAAAATATATAAAAAATAAAACAATCTTAAAAGAATATTGGCAAGAAGTTTGATAAACTATTTAACGTCTTTTCTTGGTTTTACATTTCTTGTATTTACCTTTTTTAGGACCAGCTTTATGTCTGCATCTTTTGCCTTTTTTGGATTTTCTAGCTTTTTTTGTTTTGGAACCTTTTTTGAAGATTCCAAATTGGCCTTTTTTAGTGAAATATCCTTTAGCATGTAGTCTTTTTAATCCAGATTTTTTTCCGGTTTTATGCTTTCTTTTGGAAACAATGCGTCCCCACTTATTCATAAGTAGGTCTGCTTTTTTTAAACCAGCGCGCCCATAGCTGGTTTTTTGGGCTGTTCCGTTCCAAACCTGTGCTCTAGAACCGACTAGCATTTTGTATTTTTTACCACCAACGGTGTATCCACCATTTTGAAATTGAGGTCTATTTACCATTATATAATTTGCATAGAAAAAAAATAAACGCAAAACTTTCTAAATTTGACAAATAAAATATTTTGATATTAAAAAATCTATACTAATTTTAATATGATAGATAAAGATTGGGAAAAAGCAGATAAAAAAGACTTTCATGTATATCGGAAAGGTGTATGGGTATTAAAAGAGGAAGTAAAGGCAATAGAACAATTATTAAGGGAAGCGCGAAGAAGATTGGATAGAGAATTAGAGATAGAAGAAAGACATATGTCTTGGTGGGAATATATACTGTATATAGTTGGTTTGGACGCGAGCGATTGAAATAATAAATTGATTTGATTTAAAAACAATTTATTATTATTAAGAATATGACGAAAGAAGCAAAGCTAGCGAAGCAATACCAGTCTATGACTGCGCTGGAACATATAAAAAAGAAGCCAGATACATATATCGGAGCGATCGATAAAGATACGACGACAACGTGGACTTATGATAAAGACTCTGATAAAATAGTATGGCGTTCTTTTGAATGGGTTCCAGGATTTTACAAATGTTTTGACGAGGCATTGGTGAATGCGAGAGACCACGCTGTACGCATGCAATTATCGAAAGAAAGCAATAAAAATTTAGTGAGAAACATCGAGATTGAACGAGATGGAGAAGTTTTATCGATATTAAATGATGGCAATGGTATTGATATTGCAATTCATCCTAAAGACAAAATTTATATTCCTGAAATGATCTTTATGCATTTAAGAACCTCGACTAATTATGATGATGAAGAAAAGAAATTAGTAGGTGGTAAAAATGGATTTGGTATAAAATTGGTTTTTATATTTGCGAAATGGGGTATAATTGAAACAGTCGATCACGTAAGAAAGTTGAAATATATTCAGAAGGTCGAAAATAATTTAACAAAAATTCATAAGCCGGTAATTACAAAATATACCGGAAAACCATATACGAAAGTAACGTGGTTTCCTGATTACCAATTATTTGGATTGGATGGAATGACAGATAGTATATGGGATCATTTGCAGAAACGCGCATTTGATATTGCGGCAGTTACAAGTAAAACAATGAAAGTAAAATTACAAAATGAAGTATTGCCAATAAAATCATTCGAACAATACGTTGATATGTATATTGGGGAAAAGGAAGAATTAAAAAGATGTTATCAATCGACCGAACGATGGGATATAGTAGTTACATTGTCACCATTGGACGAATTTACACAGGTTTCTTTTGTCAACGGTATTAATACGGGAAAAGGGGGGAAACACGTAGATTATATCTCAAACCAAATATGTAAAAAAATGATTGAATATATAAAAAAGAAGAAGAAGATTACTGTGAAACCGACGACAATTAAGGAACAGTTGATTGTATTTGTTAATTGTATGATCGAAAACCCGGCGTTCGATAGTCAAACAAAGGATTATATGAATACCCCTGTCAGTAAATTTGGGTCGAAATTTGAAATTACAGATAAAACGATAGAAAAGTTGGCAAAAATGGGTGTGATGGATGCTGCCATATCTTTAAACGAAGTTAAACAAAATAAAGCCGCTAAAAGAACAGACGGTAAAAAAAGTAGAGTAATTAAAGGAATCCCAAAATTGATTGACGCAAATAAAGCGGGGGGTCCAGAAAGTCATAAATGCTTTTTAATATTATGCGAAGGAGATTCAGCAAAGGCTGGTGTAATGTCAGGTTTATCTAAAAAAGATCGGGATTGGTATGGTGTATTTCCGTTGAAAGGGAAATTGATGAATACATTGGATGCCCCACAAGCAAGAATAAATAATAATATTGAAATCGCAAATATAAAGAAAATTATGGGTTTACAAACGGGTAAAACATATAAAACAATCAAAGATGTAGAAAGTGCTTTGAGATATGGTAAGATATTGATAATGACAGACCAGGATTTGGACGGGTCACATATTAAAGCACTGTGTTTGAACTTCTTTAATTCTCAATGGAGCGAATTGTTTCAACTAAATGGGTTTATAGGCTATATGAATACACCGATTATAAAGGCGGTAAAAGGTAAGCGTATGAAACAATTTTATAATGAAAATGCGTATGAAATTTGGAAGAAGGCGAATAATGGGGGGAAAGGTTGGAAAATTAAATACTATAAAGGGTTGGGTACAAGCACGGCGAGTGAATTTAAAGAATATATGCTGAATAAGAAAATCATATCATTTAATTGTAATACGACTGAAGATATTGATTCAATTGATAAAGTATTTAACAAAGCAAGGGCTGATGATAGGAAAGAATGGTTGGGAAATTATGATACGAATAACCGTCTAGATACAGACAAGGAAATAATTCCAATAGCAGATTTTATAGATAAAGAAATGATACATTTTTCAAAATATGATTGCGAAAGGTCGATTGGGAATTTGATAGATGGATTTAAAACAAGCCAAAGGAAAATTGCTTATACGTGTTTTAAAAGAAAATTGACGAAAGAATTAAAAGTAGCTCAATTGGCGGGGTCCGTGTCTGAAACCTCGGAATATCATCACGGCGAAATGTCTTTGGTGGGAGCGATTATAAAATTAGCTCAGGAATATCTTGGTTCGAACAATTTAAACATTTTGATGCCAAACGGCCAATTTGGAACAAGATTAGAAGGGGGCAGCGATCATGCGAGTCCAAGATATATATATACGGTGCTAAATACTTTGACAAGAATGTTGTTTCCACAGGAGGATGATAAAATTTTAAATTATTTGAACGAAGATGGTATTTTAGTGGAACCCGACCATTTTCTTCCAATTATACCAATGATACTAGTAAATGGTGGAAAGGGGATTGGGACAGGATTTAGTTACGAGGTATTGCAATATAATGTGCTTACCATAACAAAATATTTGAAAAATCGTTTGAAAGGGGAAAAGCAGACGGTTGATTGGGTGCCATATTATGAAGGGTTTAAAGGAAGTATAACAAAAACAGCGGAAAATAAATATATGTTAAAAGGTAAATATCAGACGCTGAGCCATGACACCATAAGAGTGACGGAATTACCAGTTGGTTTATGGACGACACAATTCAAAGAACATTTAGAATATTTGATGGATGATAAAACACCGAAAGGTAAAAAAAAGAAACCTATAATTAAGTCGTTTAAAGATGAAGGGACAGAATCGATGGTCGATTTTAGAATTAGATTTCAACCGGGTCAGTTGTCAAATTTAGCAACAAAAAAGGTAGACCAATTTCAAAATATGCTTGAAAAAACATTGAAATTGACAACTTCAAAAAGTGCGACAAATATGTATTTATTTGATGAAAAACAACAATTGAAAAAGTATCTTGGTTTAGAAGATATAGTAAATAAGTATTATCCAGTAAGATTGGATGGATACGCGCGTAGGAAAGAATATCAATTGAAAATATTGGAGAGGGAAATGAATGTATTATCATCGAAGGCGAGATTTGTATCAGAAGTAATGCAAGGAACAATAGTTCTGGTTAAAGTAAAGAAAGATGTAGTAATAGAAACTTTGAAAAATAAAAATTATAAAATTATAGATGATGACAAAGATTATGGGTATTTGAGAAGTATGAGAATAGACAGCATGGAAGAAGAAAATTGGGAAAAATTGAAGGCAGAACTAAATAAAGTTGAGCACCAATATATTCAGTTGAAAAAGAAAGGAATTGAAAAAATATGGACGGAAGAATTGGAGAATTTTGAAGTAGCATTTAAGAAATATCAAAAAGAAAGAGATAAGAGAGTTTATGGTGCTGCTGTAAAAAAGAAATCAAAGGTTAAGAAGACTAAGGCAACCCCACAAAAATAAGCCATAATAAAAAAACCATACATTTTTTCATCTGGTATAATGATATTTTTATTCCAATATGTGTCCAATGTGTGATAATATAAGTGTTTTGGTCTATACATAATGTATTATAAATTATACATTATATATGTTTAATTAAAAAAATCCTTTAAAGAATAGTGTGTTGGAATGGTAAGTTGATTTAGGCCTTGCGTGCGGAACTGCTAAAGTGCTTACATCTTTTTTATATTTAATATAACCTTCGGCTTCACTTAAAATTTGAGGGACAGCATATCCTATGACGAGGCTATTTAGCGATTCGATTTGGGAAGTAATATTGATAGGTTGATTTGAAGAATATTGGAGGAAAGTGCTTCTCATTATAATTTTTAAAGTATCTTCGTCTTGATTGCCAATAACATATTGTGAGTTGGAACGGCTGTATACACCGGCTTTAATTGCGTTTTGTATAATTTGAACGTTTTCGGCGGAAAAAAAAGCATTTGAAAGTTTGGTAGTTTCCCAATTGCCGTTCATGGCGTTTCTATAAGGTGTTGATTTGTTGACTAGTGGTGGTTGGTCGTATAATTGATATAAATTACCCGTATTTGGACCCATAATATTGATTCTACCGTTACTCATTATATATTTATTAAATATAAAAAAAATCTTTATTTAATTTATATAAGATGGCGCAAAGTTTTCAATCTTCCGTTACGTATGCTGCAATTGTAATTTTTATAATATTCATGGCTTTAGTCGCAATGATGATGATGCGAGCTAAAGCAGACCAAGTGTTTCCCTCTAATGTACCACCGTGTCCGGACTATTTCGAAGTTCAGGATGATGGAACATGTAAAAATGTTAAAGGTTTAGGAACTGGTGTTTGTTCCGATCCAGCAAACTTTTCTGCTAAAAAATATAAAGGTATAGCTGGTCGCAAAGAAAGATGCAAATGGGCGAAACAATGTGGTGTAGAATGGGATGGCATCACAAATATACAGGGTTTATGCTAATTAAATTATTATTAATTTATACTAATTTAATATAATGAATACAATAAATTATAGGTTATTGAATGAATTGCCGTGTGAATTGCTGAGAAAAATACATGAATATTTATCATTGACAGCGAGATATTGTAGTTCAAAAAAAAATTGGGAAATGTATATGGAGATAAGGGTTAAAAATATATTAATATCAAATATGAATTTAATTAGATATAATACTTTTAATACATATATGCGTTATATTATAAGACATAAATTATATTTTGTATTCGACAAAGCTTACGAATTATCGAAAGAAAAACATAAAAAATTTAAAAAATTTATTTATAAAGGTAAAAAATGGAATAAATACAAAGAGTTTCTGAAATGGTATTGTCGTAATCAAGGTTCAGGGAAATGTTTGAATGTATTATTAAAAATATAACTAGGTTAATATATAAAAAACAAACAACATTTCATATTAAAACAATGGATGAATTAAATTTGAACGCATTGTTAGGTAGGGAAGAAATAGAGAAAAAATTTATAGAATCTCTAACATATTTTGAAGAAAATAAAAAGAATTTATTGACAAGAAGAGGAGTGTTTATATATGGGGCGCCAGGTGTGGGTAAAAGTGTTTTTGTAAAAGAATGTCTTAAAAAATTAAATTATGATATAATTACATTTGATGCGGGTGACATAAGGAATAAATCCATAATAGAAACAATAACAAAACATAATATTTCAGATAACAATATAATAAGTTTGTTTAAGGGGCAGAAAAAGAAAATAGTAGTAGTAATGGACGAGATAGATGGTATGAATAGTGGTGATAAAGGGGGGATAAATTCATTAATTAAATTAATTAGACCAAAAAAAACAAAAAAACAAAAAAAAGAACAAATAACAATGATCCCGATAATATGTATTGGAAATTATCATATTGATAAAAAAATAAAAGAAATGATGAAAATATGTAATACATTTGAAATAAAAAAACCAACAACAGAAGAAATTAAGAAAATTATTAATTTACTAATGCCTACTATGGATCAGAATTTACTAGTAAATATAGTTAATTTTATTGAAGGAGATTTGCGAAAGTTAAAATCAACATATGATATATATCAAAATCATCAATCAATTTTGAAAAATAAAATAATACAAAATATGTTTCAGAAAAAAAATTACAATGAAGATACAAAAGAAATAACAAAAAAATTGTTAAATAATTTTTATGAAATATCAGAACATTCGCTAATAATGAATGAAACCGATAGAACGAGCGTTGCTTTATTATTTCATGAAAATATAATAGATACTTTTGATGAAAAAGATAAACGGAAAATTATAGATTTTTATATTAACGTTTTAAATAACATATGTTTCTCTGATTATATAGATAGGATTACATTTCAAAAACAAATATGGATTTTCAATGAAATGAGTTCGTTGATAAAAACTTTTTATAATAATTATTTGTTTCATAAAAAATATAAAAAGGAAAAAAAAATTTCGTATAATCCATCGGAAGTTAGATTTACCAAAGTATTGACGAAATATTCAACCGAATATAACAATAGTTTATTCATACAAAATTTATGCAAACAATTAAATATGGATAAAAAAGATTTATTTTCGTATTTTATTTTCTTAAAAAATAAGTATAGTATCGATGCCATATATGATTTTTTCGATAATGAAAATTATGAGATAAATAAATTAGATATCGCAAGATTTTATAGATTTATTGATTATATAACTTAAGCTTGATTAGCAAAGTTTTTAAAAGCAGTTGCGGTGCGTTCGCCTTGATAATCTTTAATTTTTTTGCCATTTTGTAACAACATAATAGTAGGAAATCCTTGAATTCCTAATTTTTCCATTGCCTTTGGGTTTTCAGCTCGTTCGACTTTACTAACCTTAATTCCTGCTTTTTTATATGATGATTGAAACTTATTCCATTCTGGCATCATATTCTTACAATGGCCGCATCCATTCATATGAAACAATACCATTTCTTTTCCTTGACCGGTAAATGGTTCTTGGACGAATAGTCCTTGTTCGGCTACTTTCCATTGAATCAATAAAATTAATTGGTAAATACAAGCCGCGATTCCAACATAAAGAACTAATCGCAATATAGGGTTTTGTTTTTCAACCAATTTAATAATGTTTTTTAATGTTTTTACAACCATTATATTATACATTTATATAAAAATTTATGGCTTCTTTATTTTTTTTTAAAAAATTTTTCACCGTTAGTTTAGTTTCTCTTACAAAGTTAGGATGTGGGTTTTTTAATAATTTTCGTTTATCAAAAGTATTGAATTGATGGGCGAATACTAAAATAGTTTTGACGGGATCTAATTGGACGAATGGAATTGTATAATTTTTTAAAAAATGTTTTTCTTCCGCCATATCGGCATCATCTTCATACGAAGTTATATCAAGTAATTTTTTCCTAAAAGCAAAAGTCCCTGCGGTTGCATGTTTTGGGCCGTATGGACCAAATTGATATATTTTTTTTAAATCATTAAAATATAGGTAAACAATGCTACTGCCAGCGCATAACGCGTCAGGATTTGTTTGTAATTTTTTTACAGCGTGGGATATTCTATCTGGTGGATAATAATCATCGTCGTCCATATAAACTAATATTTCTCCAGATGATTTTTCGTGCATCAAATTGCGTTTTTTCCCTAATTTGATTTTTTCTTCATAGCGATAATATTTGATATTTAATTCGGTTTCAAAATCTTTTGGTAACAAATCTTCAATCGGGTCACTGCCATCATCAATAATAATCCATTCAAATTTATCTTTTGGATAATCTTGCTTTTCAACATTTTTTACCATTTGTGATATAAAAATACGGCGATTATATGTTGGAGTGCATACGCTTACAAACGGCTGCTCTCTTGTAATTGGCTTTTTCCTTTTTTTTCCCATTAAATTAAAATTATAATTAATCTTTAATTAATAATTTTAATACTATAAAGTTATTTTGCTTTTTTCACGGCTTTCGCGGCTTTCGCGGCTTTCGCGACTTTCGCGACTTTCACGGCTTTTTTTGTTACTGCCATTGCTGCTCTACCTTGTGGGGTTGATTTAATTGCTGCTTTGGCGATTGAACCGAATAATGGATTTATTTTAGGCGGCGAACTAACGCCCGCACCAGATTTTTTTCTGGATTTATCATTTGTTTGTTTTGAGCCAATCCCAAGATAGATGAAAATCGTGTTAAAAATTCCCAAACTTTCAAGAGGCCAAAGTATATTATGAATAGGGTCTTTGTCTTCAACTCTTTCTTCTTTATCTTTGCCTTTTGAAGAATATAATAAAGTAGATAATCGCGAAGCAGCTGGAACTGAAAAGTTCCAAACATTACCTTCTCTTGTTTTTATGGTTTTCCACCAAGGAATAGCTCCGCCCCAAGCAATAAATGGAAAAAATACTGATAGGAAAAGTGGTATTAAAAACAAAGACATTTTATCGGTATTTTTATACTCGGCATAAACAGAACCAGCGGAGGCAATACAACCAATGGCGAATATCCAAATATAATTTTTTTGCAATATATGTTTTATCCAATCAGAATTTCCTGTGGCGTGCAGTGTATTCCAAGGTTTAATTAAGACATACCATAACAAATATATTGGCATCAACGCATAATATGGGATTATATTGAGACCAAAGTATATAGTGGTTGCCCACAAAGATTTAAAATCAATGAAAGGAAACTCTTTATATCTAAGACTACTATTCATTACGGCTTTTAATGACACCAATAATGGTCCTAGCAATATTCCAAAAGCAAGGACCACTAATAATACAAGGGGAGTCCATACAAAAACATTTAAAAGTTCCAATAAATGAAACATTTTACTTTTTTCAGCATCAGAATAATTTGGTTGTATGGAATATGGGACAATATTGCGAGCAAATTGAATGGCGTAGTCGGTCCAATGTCTGGCTAAAACCCAAGATTCAATGGTGTATCTTGAGAAAATTGAAAAAAGAGAATTGGGATAATCTGGTTCATGAAAATTATAAGGAAATCCGTGTCTTTTCATGGACCAGAGTTGTTCTTCAAACGCAAATTCGGGAGTTCTTGCCCCAATATTAGTGTACGGCGACCTTTCTTTGTCTAATCCAGAAACCATGCGTTCGGTTTTAAAACCTCTTAATAATGCCAGAAAACTAACACTATAATATGCAATAAAAGGCATTAAAAAAACACTTCCGAAAAAGACAAAAATGGGCATGTACCATCGTTGCTTTCCCGGTGTTGGTTTAGGTATTTTTTTTTTAAAGCTAAACCCTTCTTGGTTCGAAAACCCTTCTTGTGATTGTCCTTTTTCTACACTAGATTTATCTGGCTTTTTACCGGCTTTCATTTCCTTTGCAATTGGGTCGTCTTCCGAAACCATTTCATTTTTATTATTAATTAAATTTTCTTTCATTTTTAAAAATTCTTTATGATCTTTTTCCAAATCAGGTTTTTCACTATCATTTACTGTTTTTGACATATAATAAAAACAAATATTATAAAATAAAAAAAATAAAGTATTTTAGGAGCTAAATAAAAATAATTCTGATATATATATGAGTTTATTTAATGAATTACAAGATGGTATAATAAATAACTGGAAAACAATAATGACAATAGTGTCAACAATAGCAATCCTTTGGGTTGTATCACATATATTTGGAGATGCAAAAAGATATTATACTGAAAATTATAATGTATCTGAGAGTTTTTGCGATAAAGATTCAACATTACCACATTTACGCCCGGATGCTTTGGGATAATACAAATTTAATATTTGATTAAACATTAAATTTGTAACATATAAAATATTCGCAAATATATATATAATGTCGGATAATATATTAGATGCGATTCAAGGTCAAGTATTATTTATATGGGGGAAAGTATATTTGTTGATTTGTGTAATAAGTTTTATATTTGTAAGTTATCATTTCGGAAAAGCACTTGTTACTTACTCTCATACTGGTGAATTTCCTGATACTTTTGTTTCAAATAGAGAAAAAATGTTTGATAATAATAAGTTTCAACAAATAGTTTTTCCTAGGCTTGATGATTATGATGTAGAATTGGCAATACCACCAGGCCAAATACTTCATAGCACAGTTCAAGGAAATTGGGGGTTTTCAACCGACCCAAACGGGGATGGGTTAGCCTTGGGTGTTTATAGAGATGGTTATTCTGCCGACGGTTCAATATTTAAAGGGAAAAGTGGGAAACGATATAAAAGAATGTTAGAACAAGGTCCGTATACAATTAAATATGAAACAAGGAAAAGCTCAGAACAAGGTCACGATGTAAAAATTTACGTCAATGAAAAACTAATCCATAATTTACAAAACGAAGGGGTTTCTTCTGATAAATTAAAAGTATTGGGAACAAATTACGCTAATTATAACGATTTAACTCAAGATAAATCTCGTGGAAGAAGAAAAATAGATTATATTAAATTCATACCAAAACAGTCTAATAAAATAGAAAGTTTTACCTCAACAAGAGATTCGAAACGGGTAGAATATACTGAAAATAAACTGAAAATGTATTTTACCAATATCAAAAATGCTGAAACTGTAAATTCTAGTCCAGAAGAAATTAAAAAAATTACCAAAGAATTATTTGATGATAAATGGAAAGGCTTTGAATACGCTGGAAGTATCGGATATTATTTAATTCATAAAGAAGCAGCCTCTGGTATTCCAGCAAGTGATATAATAGAAACTCATAAAGACGATTTTTTAGCAGGTTTAGATACTGATCCATATTTTAACAAGAAATTCAACGATGAAATCGCTAAAAAAATAGCGAATACGCTTGGTTATGAGAAAAAAGAAGAATTGGCAAAAATGATGGAAAAAGCTATTTCAAAAATTAAAGCTATAACTTTCACCGTTAAACCAATAAATATTGGTGAAAATAAAGAAAGCAATTTTAAAAAAATATCTGAAAAAGTTCCATACAAAATAGAACCAAGATTTATGAAACAACAACCAAAAAATAGAGTTCCTCAAGCAGAAGTTATAAGCGCAACAAGTCAGAAAGATTTATTTTGTCCTAAAAATTGTGTAAAACCTAGTTTAATAGATGGCAATTGTGGTAAAGATATAATTAGAATGGTAGTAGAAGGACAAGATAAATTTTATAGAAAATGTAGTTATAGATGTAAAGACCGATTCGAAAAAGATTATGAAAACTATGATAAAAGCGGGCCTGGAAATCCTTATGATGTAAAAAGAGATGGGTGTCGCTATACTCAAGCACATTGCGTATCCAACTGTAATAAAGTTTTAGTTGAAGTTGACGAACAGGGACGCGATTTAAATGCTCTTGCCAATAATTATACCAGAACTAGTGAGACTGAAAAATATGCGAAATCTAGATTATTTGCCACAAAAGCAACCACTGGACTGTTTGGAGCAAACGATAATAGATTAGGTGGTTCAAAAACAGCATATAAAACAGACTATAAACCACAAGATCCAAATCCAAAACAAGGACCAATTAATTATGATGCTATTTGGGATTTCAGCGCTAAATAAGAATCCAATCGCTAGGTAAATTCATTTTGTAACATATCCATAATGTATAAAAATTACAACCCTTTTTAGGTTGTACTTTTTTACCATCTATTACTTTATAAAATTGTATTTTTTTTGAAGGCATTATAATTTGAAAATTTCCATATCTTTTTTTTACTTCTTTAAAAGTTTTAGTATGCAAATATAATGTTGGCAGCAATAAACAAAACGGTTTATCTAATAAACATAATCTTTCTATAATTCTTGTTTTTATATTCTTTTCTCCCCTTGGGGTATGATATGGTGGGTTGCTACATACCCAATCTCCTTTATTTGACGTCCAAAAATCTTCCCCGTCGGCAATTACGTCATATCCAAGCGATTTGATATACTTGGGACTTTCAATATATTCATGATTTCCCGATGTAAAACTTTCCCAACAAACTTTTTTTTTCCCGGGTAAATAATCTTTTAATAATTCTATAGCATATTGAGGCGTGTAATATTCATCATCATTGCTTTTAGGCGCACCTAGATTTATACTCATTAATATATATAATAAAAATAGTTTTATATATTATTATAAATGTTTCTTGTAAGAAAATTATTTCCACTCAAAAGTCCCAAAGTAACTCCTATTATTTTTTACGATCCTGAAGGGTCCCTCCGATTTGTAGAAGACGACTGTTCGATTTGCTTGGATAAATTAACAAAAAATCAAGCCAAATTGCCTTGCGGCCATTATTTTCATACTAACTGTATATTAGAGTGGGTTGATAAAAAAAATATGACTTGTCCTATATGTAGACAACATCTTGTTTGGTCTAAAAAACTAAAAAATATATAGAGTTTTTCTCTCCCAAATCATTTCAAATTTAAAAATATATATTAAATTTTAAAATATACATTTTTATTTATCGTCTTCTTTTACGACTACGTCTTCTCTTGTTGACACGTCTTCTCTTTTTACGAGATTTTCTTCTGGATTTTCTTCTGGATTTTCTTCTTGACTTTTTACGTCTTCTATTTCTACCACCTGGTGCGGTTCTTGTACCAGTACCGTAATCAAGTTTTCTACCCATGACATTCGAATATACCGGTTTGTTTGCTGCTATATATGTTTTCCTCGAACCCTTGATGCTGGGAGGATAGTTTCTCGCGGTCCCTGGGCGCGAAACACCTAAATTTGCCATTCCTGCAGTTATTGAACTCATTTATATAATAACTAAATATTATATATAATTAACGTCTTGTCTTCTTTTTTTTACGCATTTTTCTTTTTTTAGTTTTCTTTCTTTTTCCTCCTTTCTTTTTACGTGTTTTCTTTTTACGTTTTCTTCTTGATTTTTTACCACCTTTCTTTTTTGCTCTTTCAACTTCTAGATATTTTAATACTGAATTCTTATCATGTGCCCAAATTTTTATATTTTTAGAGTAAACATATTTACCTTGATGTTTTGGATGCTCTAGTTTTTTCCATCCGTATTTCAATAATTCATCTGGTTCATAATCAGACGAAGGTTTCGCTTGTGAAGTTGCTCCTACACTCATAGCACCACTACCATCTCCCAAAACAACTTGTTTTGATGGTGCCTTTTTTTTAGCTGGAGGTACAAATTTTGGAGGACGTTTTTCATGAAGTTTTTCTTTGTTTCCTGGGTCGTTGGTTAAATTTAAATTATATTTTATTAATTCAATATCAGCATCCAACGCCATTTTTAATATTTTAATATCCGCTCGCATCCTTTGGCTCCATTCCCTGTCAACTAAATTTTTATTGGATTCACTATCATCTGGTTCGTCTTGATAATAATGTATTTTTCCACCTTTACCTTCTTTGAACCTGCCCATTGTTTTATAATAAAATTTAGCATTTTTCTTATCATTTATAAATGCATGCATCCATTCTATATCTTCCATTCTCTTTTTAATCTCAGTTATAGTATCCAATATTTGTTTACCTCTTTTTTTATTGTGTTTAACAGTATCTCTAGCACGACCAGTATCAACAAGTAGTTGCGAATATACTTTATCGTATGTATGAAAGTCTTCAAAATTTCCATGTTTTGATACCAATGAATCATATGTTTTTACTAATTCTATCATTTCTCCATAAGTAAAATCTTTTCTTTTTCCTTTTGATTGTAGTTTTTCCCAAAATTCCTTTAAATCTAATTCTAGAACAGAAGGTTTTTTTTCTACTGGTGCTTGAGGAGGGGGAGGTGTAATTCCCATTTTTTTTAACATATCTAGACGTTTTTCTCGTTCTGTTAATCTTTTTTTTGCATTTAATAGAGGATTATCTTTTGATTTTGCATGTTGAATTTTAATATATTGATGTTCGTCATTGTCATCACTAAATTGATAATTTGGAATAAGAATTGGTTTTTTATCAATATAATTGCATAAAGCATCTTTAACATTTGGGTCACATTTATATTCTTTAAAAACATCTTCTACAACATCAACCCATTGTTGATAATTTTTTTCTGTAATTTTACTATCTGGAACTTGAGCTTTCATCATTCTCATTACTTCTTCACCTAATTTATTCCATGCTGAATGAATAACATTGTCATTCCATTTAAATTTTTTACCTTCTAAATACTTATCAACCCCGGTATCTTTATCTAATCTAAAAAGGTCATATTTAATTCCATTTTTAGATGTAATTGTATCAAATTTTGTTCCTAGTTTATCCATATAATATATAGTTAGACTAAATATTATATTAACGACGGGTTTTTCTTTTCTTTTTCCGTTTTCGTCTTGATTTTTTCTTTTTTCCACCTTTCTTTTTACGCGTTTTCTTTTTTCGCTTTCTTCTTGATTTTCTACCTCCTTTTTTACTATTTTTTTCTTTGATACTTTTAAATACTTTATCTCCTTCAGTTGTATAATTTTTAGGATTTACCTTAGATAGTTCACCGGTTCTCTTGTTTTGTTTATATCGTAACCATTTATCATTTTTCCCTTTTATATCTGTGTTACCATCTTTTAATCGTCGTGTTGTAAACTTATCACCCTTTTTAGAAGCAGAAACGGTCATTGTGGATAAAGAACCTGCTAATTCATCTACATTCGCTGTTTTTTTAGCTGCTGTTTTTTTAGCTGCTAGTTTTTTCTTTTCTTCTTCTTCTTCTTCCATTTGTGCGTATGCTTCATTCGTGTCATCATCATATGCTCGTTGGTCTTCAGAGTCAGAAAATATACCATCATCGTGGTTATGCCAGCGTTGATTTGCTTCAGCTTGACTTAAGTTTCTTCTCATATTATGTCTTTCATTTGCATCATCTATAGCAGCATTTCTCGCATGCCAAGCAGATGTATCTGGTATATGACGTTCTTTATCCGAACCGTATCCAGATGATACATAACCATCTGAAGAAAATGAACTACGACGACTTCTTACATCATCATCATCTTCTTCTGTTAGTAATTCTAATGAACTACTAGAATCTGAATTAGCCATGCTTCCGAAGGTGTTGGGAATCAAACTAATTTCTTCTGTTTTTTCGTATGTTTCGGTTTCTGGATTCCATACCATATTTTCAAGCATTTCCATGTGTTCATCCAAATCTTCATCATTAACTTCTATATTGGTTAAACCTAAAATTTTCATCGCTTCTTTTGCTTTTTTCGAGGACATTAATTATATAATATATAGTTAGACTAAATATTATATTAACGGCGGGTTTTTTTCCTCTTTCTACGAGTTCTTCTTTTTTTGCGTGAATTTTTCTTACGTTTTCCTCCACTACGCGTTTTTTTACGTGTATTTTTCTTGCGTTTGCGGCGTTTTCTGCCACCTAAGTATCTTGGTTCTGGTCTGTGGATCAGTGCCAAAGCAGCTTGTTTGCTAGCTTTTATGCCAGTTTCTGGCTTTCCAGGATAACTGTTTGGATAACTTAGAGGACTTCTTCTGGTATGTATCAAATCATTTGGTGGTACTTGCTGTCCTCGATAGTTCAATAATGTAGGGGGATTATAGGCATCTCGTGTGTCACCTTGTGGTGACAATCCCTCTGTACGTCTAGTGGTAGGCGTATTGATTGTAACCGACCCATCTTCATTTGGAGTAAAATATTGAGGATTTGAAACAGTAATAGGGCTTAATACTAGGGGGTTATTGCGGAGGGTGTTCGTTGCGACGGAATGCCTAAGTTCCGTTTCTAATTCCGGTGCTAAATGTTTCCTTCCACGTATAGGGAAAGGATTTGCTACACTTGTAAATGGTCCGACGCGCTGGTTGTGCTGTGACCATGTCCGGTTTTTTTCTCTTTTTTCTCTTTTTTTGGTTTTATTGGGTTTACTTTTTTTGGGAGGCATATCTATATAATATATAGTTAGACTAAAATTATATTAACGCGCCATCATTAATCCTACCCTTCCGGATTTGATGACAAGAACATTATAACGTTCTTCGAATATTCTTAAATCATAATTGTATGTATTTAATGAACCAGTTGATTTACGGAAACCAATCGGATTAGAACTAGTATCGCAAATAAAATCAACAATAGCACCTTCAGGATTAAAAGGTGGTTCGATAGTATTGAATTCAATATCAATGGAACCGAATTTATTTACATTCATGGCACCGGATGGTTGATAATGTTTTTTTTCACTATTTAAACCAAAATTATAACAATATAATCCATCTTTTGCCCCGCCTACTGAGCGAACATATTTTTCAATATAATTATAAACACCAGAATCTAATAAATTTTCCCTATAAACGCCTCCCATAATTAAAGCGAAATCTGATAAAATATGTTTTTGATTATAAGGATATTCGCCAATAGCACCAGTAATATGGAAATTATTTGGATTAGGAATTTCATTTCCTGCTAATAAGGGAAGTTCATCTGAAATTTGTTGTGGAACAACATTGTTGTAAGCCCAATTGGAATAATTAGACCATTCATTTCTAAATTTAGCATCGCTTCTTCGATATCGGAACATTAAACCAGAAACTAAGTCCCGACTTTCGAGATTTAAAACTTTTGAACCGGATTGTCCTAAGAAATCAAATGTATGAACTTGTTTAATTAATATGTTATGTGGCTGAGCGGCCATCATTTGTCTTTCAGCTTGATCTAAAAAGATATAAGTGGATATTAAATGAACGTCGCTATTCCAATCGTTTCTGGTTGTATTATAAAATTCGTGTGACGCGGCTACATCTTGTGGAGGTTGTAAGAATCTCCATAATTGATTATTGATTTCGTTGGGATTGGGTTGAATTCGATAACTAATACAAGAATCATCTTGAATATCATTAATATTATTAATGCTATATAATTCATATGTAGGTCTAAAAGTTAAGCGAATAGAAATTTCGGAATATTGTAAAGCAACCAAAGGCAATGATAATTTGCTTGATTGACAAAAAAAAGAATCTAAAGGAACATATAATTTTCTAGAGCGAATGGACGGCTCGACCCCTGATTCATCCATATACATTGAATTTGGATAAACATTGACATTACCATTTGAATTTCCTGGGTCATATATTTCTGGTATATTTCCAGTCATTCTGTTCCATAGGTTTTTTTTAGCCAAAGACAGATCTCTTTCTTTTAAACAAGAAATATATTCGCCAGAATATCTCGCTAAAGTGATGCCGCCACTATAAATTTCTACTTCTGAAATCATATTGGTTCCGATTTCTTCTATCCATCTAAATTCATAGGGAACTAAATTTCGTCCGATTTCAGCTGTGCCATCATATACAAGGGGGCTATATATATGAGGAAGAGTAACAACCACATATGTATCGTGTAACATTTCAGCATATCTTGGTATTTTAAAATCTAATACGGTTGGTGTAGTAAAATTCAGAACACGATTGCCTTCAAAATCTATACGGAATCTTTGTAATCCAAAATTAGTATGTTTTGCATATACGGCTTTAAAAAAAGTTTTTTTTGGATTACCGTTTAAAATAATATTTTCATTGCCTTGAGCTGTTAAATTCATTAATCCACCAGTCATAATATAAATAATATATATTATTTATTTATATAATAATATATATATTATGAGTTTTAAAGATATATTCGATAATTTATTATCAAAAAGAAATATCTATATTATTGGTTGGACCTTGTTTATAGCGTCATTGATTGCGGTTGTGACATATATAGCAAGAACAAAATTGTATGCACCAGATGGTGAGATCGATAGACTTGCCAAATATTTAAAAAGCCAATCAATACAAGTTCAATCGGCAGTGACTACAAAAGAGATCAATACTTACGCTTTAGTGGATTTTCATATTGCTGGAAGCTATAATACTTGCTGTAGTATCAACACAAAAGATAATGAAGTAAGTTTAGAACCATTAAAAATGGTATTAAAAAGAGGAATAAGAGTAGTCGATTTTGAAATATATATGCTTCCCAATAGGTCGGTTGTAATAGCAAGCGGGCACAACCCATTAAAAATAACGACTCAATCTGAATGCTATGATACTACAATAACTCAAAAAGGAAGTTATAATCATGTAAATATAACACAAGCATTTAACATGATAAATGCGTACGGGTTTTCAGTAGCACCAAATAGTTTAGATCCGATATTTATAAATTTGAGAATAAAAACTAAAGAACCAGCAGTATTTGATGTATTAAAAAAGGAATTACATAAAGCATTTAGTAATCGATTGTTGCCATCAATATACGCACAAGAAGGCAAACTGGTGAAACCACAAAGGAAAAAAATAGAATTAATGCCATTGAAAGATTTGAAAGGGAAAGTTGTTATAATGGTTGAAGATTTTTGTGAAAATTATAAAGATAATAACGAATTTTATCAATTGGTAAATTTATCAGTTTCAGGAAATTTACGTAAAGAAACAAGTGATGGGGTAAAAACACGCAAAGGGCAAGATTACACTGAAAAAAATAAAGACAAACTTGCGCTGGTTGTTCCCGACGATACTCATCCGGCGACACAGTTAAGTTCGTCAGCTTGTCGGGCATTTGGAGTCCAATTTATAATGATGAATTATGGTTTAGCGGTTGATTCGTTAAAAGACCATATGAAATTTTTTAGAGAAAAAGGGACACAAATTGTATTAAAAGAGAAAGATATGCGACGCATACGAACAACTACTAAGAAACCAATACAAATTAATAAAACAGGGGAAGGATTAAATAAAACAAAGAAACGTGTAGATCCAACTACTGGAAAATCTTATACGTTTTAATTTTTATATGTATTTATTATATATATATGAATTCTAATGATAAATTAACATTCGAAGAAAAAGAATTATCAATATTAAGAGATGCGGTAGATAGAATAACATCAAAACAAGGTAGACAAACAATGAATTCTCCAGAAGTAATTAACATAATAGAAATAGTAGAAAATTTTTTAAGGGATACAAAAAGAATATGTTATGGTGGAACAGCAATAAATAATTTATTACCAAGAAATGACCAATTTTACAATAAAGAAATTGAATTGCCTGATTATGATTTTTATTCACCAGAACCTTTAAAAGATGCGAAAATTTTAGCAGATATATATTACGATAAAGGATATACTGAAGTAGAGGCCAAATCTGGCATGCACGCAGGAACATTCAAAGTATTTGTAAATTATATTCCGGTCGCAGATATAACATATTTACCGAAAGAGTTGTATGATAGAATAATGAAAGATTCCAGCAAAGTAAATGGAATATATTATTGTGCGATCAACTATTTGCGAATGTCAATGTATCTTGAATTATCTAGACCAGATGGGGATGTAAGTCGTTGGGAAAAAGTATTAAAAAGATTATCTCTTTTTAATAAACATTATCCATTGCGAGGTAAAAAATGCAATATAGATGAAATACAACGATTATTTGAATATGGACTAAAGAAAACTATAATGAAAGGAGGAAATGTAACACAAGAAGATATATTTATTAATAATATTGAAGAAAGAATCTTTATAACAACTAAGAATTCATTGATAAACCAAAATTGCGTATTTTTTGGAGCATACGCAAATAGATTATATCTTAAAAATATAAATACCATATCAAAAAAATCTATTCCAAAAATTCCAGACTTCGATGTTCTTTCCGAAGAACCAGAAACTACCGCGCGTATTTTAAAAGAACAATTAAGTTCAATTGGTGTTAAAGATATTAAGATAATAAAACACGATGGAATCGGGGAAATAATAGCACCTCATTATGAAATTAAAATAGGACCGGAGAGTATTGTTTTTATATATAAACCACTTGCGTGTCATAGTTATAATGAATTAGATATTAAAGGAAAAACCATCAGGATTGCGACACTAGATACGATGCTTAGTTTTTATTTAGCCTTCTTATATGGAGGTAGGAAATACTATAATATCGAACGTATTACTTGTATGAGCGAATTTCTATATAGAGTTCAAGAAAAGAATAGATTACAGCAAAAAGGACTGTTAAAACGATTTAGTATTAATTGTTATGGCAAGCAACACAGCATGGAAGATATTAAATCCGAAAAAACTAAAAATTTCAACCGATTAAAGGGAGAAAGAGGAAGTAAAGAATGGAATTGGTATTTTTTAAGATATGTTCCACACGAAGAAAACGAACACAAATTTGAGAAGAAAGACAAAAAAAAGAAAAATGTAAAAAAAAAGAAAAGAAAAAAGAAAACAAAAAAAGGAAAAAAATCAAAAAAGCAAAAAAATGTAAAAAGGAAAACAAAAAAAAGAAAAAAATCGAATATCTTTGGAATTCAATTTAAATAATCAGGAATAATATTATAATTATTAGATTTAAAATATAATAATTATAATCCCTCGCATTTTTGTACCCCTTGAAAAAATGTAACATAGCTAAAACGCGAACCATATTCTTTTTTCTTTTTTATTAAGTATGATACGCAACCTATTATTAAAACACCAACGCTAATATAATTTGCATACATTTGATATTTTTTTGATTGATTTTTTAATATTTGATACTCGTTTATTGTTTTGTCATCACCATTGGCATCTTTTTTAGTTTGTTGTAATTTATTTATATTGTAATCCAAATGGCTTACATAATTACCAATTACATAACTAAGACATAACAAACCAAACGAGATCATTGTAAAGAAAAAATCCATTTTTGTAAATAAAACAAACGCAACATATAAGAAAAATGATTGTTGCAATTGAACGATTGGATGAATTGGAGGAGCATCGCCGCTTTCCGATATATCAAGTGTAAAATATATCAAAGCAAATAATATAATGTGTTTGGTTGTCATATTTTGAAATGCTTTTTGTGTTCCGCATCCTAACGTTTTCGATGTAAATCCACCTGATATTGATAATAATAATAAAAATAAAGCTTTGATAAATACGTGACTATTGTTGTTATCATTAAATCTCCAAAACATGATTTCTTGCTTTCCGACACCCTTTGAAGAGACCACTTGTTGTTCTTGTCGTTGTAGTTGTCGTTCTATATCGAATCTATCCATATACATATTATAAACATTTTATTAGTAAAAAATCTGTCACACATTCTTTTATAAATGAATGTGCTATTTTATATATTACTATATCTTTGATAAATGGTTTCAAATATTTATTAATAATTAAAATATATTTCATAAAAATTACACAGGTTATAAAAAAAAGTTCTTTGGATCTCAATATAAAATAATCAGTAGAGCTCCAATTTTCAATATAACTACATAAAAAACCCTTCTGATTTTTTAATATAAAATTATGGGCGTCTAATGCTCCTTCTAATAATCTACCATACGCATTATGTTCTTTTTTTACAACAAGGTACCTGTTCCAAATAGTATTATTTAAATATAAGGTGTATTTTTTACCATTCGGTTCTCCTATATCTCTAAAAACATAAGGTGTTCCACCATCTAAATATTTTGTATTATCAAATTCTCTATAACAATTTTTAGTAGTAATAAAAGGCAAATGAGAAGATTTAATTAAAGCGTGTTCTAAATCTTTTTTATTGTTAAATTTACTTTGTATAATTCTTTCACCAGCATCAGTATGATATGTAATATATAATCTACCGTCTTTAAATGTATCAAACGTTTCATCATCCAAATCATTTATGTAGTCTTTAATAATATCATCTATAACAGAAAAATTGAAATCGTTTCTAAATGAATTTCTTAATTTAGAAAAGCATTTAGGTAGCGTATCTAATTTATCCATCAAATATAAAAAAGAAATTAAAGCACCGACGCTGGCACCAGATAATTTATTAACTTTTAAATAGTGCTTTTTTTCAAGTTGTTTTACTAATATTAATGCACCTCCAGAATATATACCATTAAAAGCACCACCTTCCAATACAACATTATAAATGAGAGGTTCTTTATTTTTAGGATAATTCTCAGCTAAATTATTTATTAATTCCATTGAAATATTATTACAGAATTGATTTTTTAAATATACGCGTATTATATATATATGACAAAAGATCTTATAAATAAAATTGAAGAATATACAAATTATATAGATAAAATACCAAAGAAAGACCAAGAGACATTTAAAAATTTATATGAAACCTTAATAAATGTTTTGAAAAAAACAAATTCTATGTCAGGGGGTGCCCCCAGAAAGTGTCAGCGATGTATACTCGACCAAGATGGTAAATGCATTGTGTGTAAGAAGAAGCCAGGACAAAGAGCGAGAAGGTCAAGTTCTAGGCGCCGTCTAAATACAAAATTAGGTAAAATGGGGAAAAGAATTGGAGCAACAGAAAGCCTCATACAAGGAGCTCAACAATTAGCAGAAGACCTAGACGAATCCGTTCCGGGTGATAGTGAAGGTTTATATCAACTTGCTCAAAGAATATTTGGTCAAGCAACTAATGAATTAAGACAAAGCTCTAATTTTCAAAATAAAGATAGGGAATTATGGTTTTATAATTTATATTTATATGTTATTATACCCTTTTCTTGTTTATTATGTACTAGTGTTCAAGGATACCTTTGGTATGATTTTATAAGTACCTTTATTTGGATAATAGAAGAAAATACTGCTGCGGTTGAGTATCAATCCGGAGTTGAAGCGCATAGAACAGAAGCCTTATCCCAAGAAAGCATATCGCACGCTTTCCGAACAGGAGTAGAAAATTTTAGACTGGCTAATGCAGCAGAACAACAACAACAAAGAATAACGTGGTTACAAACAATTAGAAATTATTTACCAGGTGCAACAGATACACAAATCGCAACAATAGAAGCAGAAACGGTAGCACCACCTCCAGCACCTGAAACTTCTTCAAGATCTTTCAGACAATGGGGACATGAGGTCACGCACTCAATGAAAAATTGGTTTATAAATAAAAACCATGACGTTCAAAATAATTTCGTAGTTCAATTAATGGCGCAATTTGGACATTTAGCTAGATCAACCGGTAATTTTATTTATATATTCCCATTAGTTTCATCGATATATGTAATAAAAAAACATATTGATTGGGCTAGGAGGGTTATGAAAGAGCACCCTACATATATTGAAATAGGCGATCCACCAAGAAAAGGACCACGGAAAGACCCAAGAGATCCGAAAGGAGATGGTTCAGGAAGTTCTACAGGAAGTTCTACAATAATAACCACCGGTGGTAAACGCCGAAGAAGGACGCGTAAAAAAAGAGGTGGTGATAAATGGGAAAGTGCAAGAAAACAAGAGAAAAAAAAATATTGTAAGAAATATTATAAAGGTAAATATGGAATAAATAAAAAAAGGTGTAAAAAGGACCCTATGTGTAAATACGTAGATATGGGTAGTGGCGGAGAGTGGTGTTATACTAAAAAAAAGAAATATAAAAAGAAAAAGAGAAAAACACGTAGAAAAAAAAGAAAAACAAAAAGAAGACGCTAATCAAGAGAGAAAGAAGTATTGCACCAACATTTGGTGGATGCATTTTATCAAAAATAATTTTAGATATATAAATTTAAAATTATTTAGTTTTGGGAGAGAAAAATATGAAATAAAGGACAATTGAAACTAAGTTAAAGATTATTTCCCTTAACTATGAAATGTCAGTCGTGGCGATAATAATTGTTGCAATGATGTTAATGTTTGTGGGTATAATGGTAACTGCCTCATTTTATGCCAACGGTAGATCGTCGAGCTTAATTTATCCTCAATAATCCATATCCGTCATATAATTAATTGCTTTATTAAAACCGAAATAAGTTGCGCCAAACATAACCGTAGTTGCGACATATCCAGTAAGAGTATAATTGCCATCAGTAGAAAATAAAGTAGGGACTTGTTTTAAAAGTAGCTTTTTAACAAAAGGCATTTGGAATAAGAAAAATAATACCATAACCATTATAGGCCCTTGTAATTCATCGTATAACATATCCATTCTATCTCTTTTATTTTCATGTTGTCTATTCTGCTGCATCATGGAATGCAACGTGTCTTCGTCGCCGATATAATCATCCATTTCATCCTGTTCGGGAATATAATTGGGGCGAATTTGGTCTTGAGAATTAAATTGTTCGGTTGTTTGCGGAATATCTCTATTTTGTAAATTAGTATTTTGTTGTGGAACCATTGAAGGCGCCATTTGTTGTTGTGGAACCATTGTATTCTGAGGAGCTTGATTGTTGGGGATTGGGGCAAATGCTTGTTGTTGAACGGGTTGTTGATGTTCTTTAACATTCATAACAACGTTGTTTTGACTATGTTGATTTGGTAATTCAGAAATATTGGTAGTCGATGACATATATATCATTATAAATATTGGTAAAATCATTAATTTACGCAAAAGGAATAATTTTTCTTTTATCGTCGCATTTGGTTATATTTGGATTATAAGTATAACATTTATTTTCGTATTTAAATATTTTCCCTTTTATTTTATCAATCGAAGGCCCTTGAAATTTCATACAATTTCTGTCATTGCAAACTTTTCTAAATAATGTAGCAAGTCCTAATCCTAAAATAATAGACATCACAATAGAACCAAAATCACTGTAAATAAGTCGTCTAATATACATATATAATGTGGCAATATAATTTAAATTTATTGTACTTCGTAAGACTGAATTTTACTTTCATCACTAGGGCATTTAACTTCTTGTGAAGAAAATTGGAAACAGTTGTCGGCGTGATCTTTATATAAGAGTTGGTCGATGTTATTAGGATTTGGATAAACAATTATTTTTTGGGTATTTGGTATAGTAATATAAGTAACAAATACACCTATAGCTAAAGATATGATAAATATAGGTAAATTAATGGTATTGAATAAATTCATATATATATTATATAAATTTATTATAACTTTAATTATCATCTATTTCAAGGTTATTATAAGAAAGTTTTTCTTTAATTAATATGTGTGTTACTTCAACTTCGCCCCTAAGCATTTTTTTAACATGATTTTCAACTTCAATGTTTCCTAATTTATATTCTATTTCGCGTTTTTGATCGATGGAATCTTTTATTTTCATATATTTTTCCATAGCAGCATCTAAAACGGAAGTTTCGGTAGTATCTTTTTTAAAATCTTGTATTAAATTTTTGAATTTATATTTTTCTTCATTAATATTTTTGGTATATTTTTCAACAATATCATTTAAATTAGAATTTTCTTGTTCGCCATTGACATCTACGGTAAAAATGATTTTTTTCTTTTGTATGGATATGATTTTTTTAAGTTTTTGTTGATTAAAAGAAAGTTGTTCTTTTAGTTGTTCGAATTCTCTCAAAACAACATCTTCATTGTCTAATTTATATAATAAATTTAATTTCCATCGGATAATTTCTTTTTTAATAAATTCAATCTTATTTCTTAATTTTTTTTTAATTTCGTCGAATTGGTATACGGTAGGCAAGGGTATAGACATTTCCTCGCTACATTTGGACTTGTCTTCAGTGTTACAAGTTGCTTCTAAAACTCTATTTTTAACAGAAAAAGTCATTGATTGATTACTTGTTATTTTTTTAACTTCCTTTTTGATATTGCTAGTTAGTTTGAAATTGGGTTTATATTCTTCGTCTTTTGGGTAAGGCCAATTATCATCTTTTCGTTTTTTATCTAAAATCTTCTTATCAATCTTTTCTTGATACTCGTTTTCATTTTTATAATATTTATTGTATTTCTCCAAAATAGTGGGCATTTATATACTAAGTATTATAAAAATTTTTATGCAGCAGTTCAAAATCACTTTCAAATTGTGGTAATTTTGTAATCATGGTATCGTACTCTTTTTTAGATTTTTCTTGTAAAATTTTAACTTTGTTTAACAGGTAGTCTTTTTTCAAAATTTCATTTTTTTTCACCTCATCGATCGATGGTTTATTTTTTTTCCTAAAAGATAGAATACCATAGACGATTATAATAAACATGATTAACAATGAAAAATTGAATAGCAAAGTATTTGTACGATTTCTTTCAATATTAACGTTTTTTAAAGTTTCACTAAAAAAATATTTAGTCCCGGGTTCAATCAAACTTGGCATTCTTAAATAATAAAGCTAAAAAATCAAAAAAAATTATACATATTAAGTATAAATGAGCGCGAAAAAAAACAATGAAGAAAGGCCACAACCAAGTTCGGGTATTCTATTAACTATGTTTTCCGCATTATTACTTATTTATTTTATAATGCGCTTTGTATTAGCAGATAGATTTGGAGTAAGAAATGGGTTATTGGTTATGCCATTAACAGTAGCTTTAGTAGTATTTACATTTATACTTCAAATCAATTCAAATGTTAAATTATCAATATCACATTGCGGAGAGTCGCAAATGGGACCTGTAGTAGGATATACAGTAATGTCAAATGTAATGTATATGGGCATATTAATATTGTTATTATTCTTTTTTCCTGGATTTAAGTCGCCGTTTTCAAATACATTTGGGTACATGGTGGTTGCTTTACAAGCAAAATCGGCAATGAATAAAGTATTAATACCAATGGGCGATAATACAAATTCTTTATTGAAAGAAGTATATCAAGATAAATCGTCATTTATAAATCTTTTAACACCGAATAAAGAAGGATTTGATGGCGTATTAGAAAAAATTGCGGGAAATGGAAATATGCTGAGAAGCGATTGGGATTCGAATAAAGGGAAATTATGGAATTTAGTAGTAATTAAAGATTATATAGGAACCGCTTGCTGGTTAGTATTGGGCATGGCATTAACCATATCTTCAACATTCAATTCGATATTGGGAATAGAAAATTGCATAAATTCTGATAAATATCGAGATAAAGCAGCAGGGAGAGTAAAAGATGAATTAAGAAAAGCAAAAGAAATGAAAAAAAGAGGACTTAAATAATTAAAATTTATTTAATATTATAAATTTTAATAGAATTTAGGATAAGTTAAATACCACAATACAAATAAATAACTAAAAATACCCAAAATCATACTTAATAACCAAATTGGTAATATAGTTTTATTTTTAGTTCCAATGCCAAATTGTCGAAGTTTTCCCTTATTATATAAAAAATTAGGTTCTTTAAGTTGTATGCCAATAAAACATAAACTAAAAATAAGAATAGAAACAGATGTTAAATTTTGTCGAATGTAAGAACGATAGTTCATAATGAATTATATAAATATTTATATTTTTTTTTTCAACTAAATTACTTTATAGATAAATTATCAGGCAATTTGACATTTTTCATAATATCGCTTGATAAGAATGTATTGAGTATTTTATAAATATCGGATGAACTTTTCATTGAATTATGACTAAATGTTAAATACGGTTTTGTTTTCATCAGCTTGTTTTTAAATAGACCGTTAGTTACATTACGTCGTTGGTTCATAGTATTTACGGTAAAACAGATAGATATATCACCAGGTATTAAATCATTTGCGTATAAAATAGCTAACTCATTATTAGCAATTTCTAGCAAAGGTGCTATTTTTAAATGTTCTTGTAATTCCATATTTAAATTATTCATATATAAATAATTTAAATTCAATTAATATCCCCCCATACCCATGTCATATTGTTCCAAATCATCTTGGTCTTCATCTTCGCCAAATACCAATCTTGTATCATATTCGGCATTAATAAGTTGTTGTGATTCTCTCTCTCTCAATAGTTTATCAACCTCTTCTGATAAATCTAAAGCTTGAACTCTATCCATCGAAACATTATCTTCTTTTCCTGCTTGAAATTCTAACAAAGTTCGTCTTTCTAGATTTGCCATTTGTTGTTCTGTATATTCCTGGTCGTATTGGAAAATAGCCTTTGTAGCACCAACACTCCATTCTCCTAATTTATGTTTTTGTTTTAAATGTTCTACGTCCTTTTCATCGTCGGTTAAGGTTGCATATTTTGAAGTAACTTCGGCTCTTTCATATTCAATCTCTTTTTTAACTTTTTCCATTATTTGAAATCTATTTAAGAATAAATTTGATTTATAAGATTTAATGATATTCAAGTAAACAATCATTAGTTCTGTAACTTTATTTTGTAAATATGCTTTTTTCCCCAATGCTTTGCCTGTTTCAATACGGTTCATATTTTCTACAATACCAAATTTACGTTCAATAATAGTTGTATAAGAATTCAAAATTGATAAAAACATATAATACGATAATTTTTGTATAACAGGACCGTCAAAAATGGTTTTCATCTCGCCCAATCTTGAAAAGAATGGAATATTTTCAAATATAGTTATGGCATCTACGTTTTCTTTAACTACAGATTTCAATATCTCATTTAATTCATCATCAGCGCGGAATTGATTTAAACCTTCCAATTCTTTAAAAAGAGAGTTTTCAAGTGATTTAAAATGACTTTGAGAAAATTCCCATCTAAGAGGACATTCTATTTTTGAAGATTTTTTCTTTGTTTGTATTAAATTTATAGGAAAATCATTTGCTATTTGTTTTGAAATCATTAACAAAAACCGGTATAAAAAATGAGAATTTTCATCTTCTTTTGAAATATATTTAACCCCACCTTTTTTAACATCATCCAATGGTATATCTTTAACATTTTTTAAATTTCTTAGTATTTTTTTTTGAGGATTTGATTTGCGTTTATTACTTAAAAAGGAATTTAAATTACTTAATAATTTATCAGTTTCACTATCTAATTTTGAAAGAAGTTCTGTAACAACTACATCGGTTTTTTCACCGTATGAAATATCATACCTATCTAACAAACTATTTAATTCAGTGTAAATATCTTTTATGGAAAAATTATCTTTGAAAGTATTTGTAATTTTTTCAAATTGAATTTTCGTAGAAATTATTTCTTTTTTCTCAATATGTTGCAGATTATTTCTACCAAGTATTGTTAATAAATTATTCAACGATGTCCTATTATAATTATGATTTTCAGATTTAAGAATATCGATTTTTTCTTCAAGTGATTGCAAAGGTTTAAACTCGCTTATGTTGGTATGACACAAATCTCTTAATTCTTCTGATAAAATAGTATTGCTGTTAAATTTGCAGTATTTTATAAAGGCAAGATAAATTGTATTTTCAGTAAAATCTTTTGTCATAGTTAATTTGACAGGTCTGGTATTTTCCGGAGAATATAACAATTGCACTTTCAATAGTTTTTTATAATTATTATAAATATTAGATAATTTAAATACTTCTTCATTATGATTTTTTATATCTTGATTTTTTTGATTATCGATAAAATATTTATACGGCGAATCATTTGTCTCGTTACAGCAAGCATTTTCTAAAAAAACGGTAGAACCATCTTGACTTTTCAAAAACAAGGAATCAACAGGCCTTTCACTTATAATTCTCTGTATATCTTCCTGGACGCTTAAAGAAAAAGTTCGAATTTTGGATATTAGAGTTAGAATATAGTTGTTATTTTCTTCTAGATTTTTATCGGAAAATGATTTCATTAATATATTTTCAAAATCTTTATTAGGACTTATTAATTTTTCAATATTAAATTCTACCAATGGCGGAAGAAATGTAGTCCAGTTTTTATAATCAAAATGCATTTCCTGTTCTATTTGATATACATTATCTTGTAAAAATTCTATTTTTGATTGTAATTTATCTTTTATTGCTGGAATAGAAAGGATTTTGTCAGATATAAAAGATTTTAAAATTTTCACGTGTTTTAATTCGTTTTCTAGTTTTTTCTTTTCCTTATATTTTGGAAGTAATACAAATGGGAATTCTGCCTTTTTATTTGGCCCTCGTAAAATAATACATACGCAAATTAAATAGTGTAAAAAATCATTGCCTTTATCTAATGGAAACCCTTTAAAACTTTCAACACATTTTGAAAATCCGGTCCCCCTATTAATATGTGGAATTTGGGTTTGAATCGCAACGGCATACATTCCTAATAAAGAATATAAGAAAAATTCTCCTTTGTATTTTTTATATGTTTTCAAATCAGGATTTACTTTTAATTGTTTTTCATAACCAGACGCGCTTGTCAATTTTTTATCCATCAAATCTATTACATAATTTTCTATAAATTGATGACTTGGTGATGTATTTATACCCAAATGCATATCCAACGCGGGTATAACTTTTTTCATATATTCTACAAATACATTGAGTGCTTCTTCTTTTTTATCTACTCTTTCTTCTGTTTCAAAATCAATTGTATCAATTCTGCCTTCTAGTAATTTTTGTCTTTCTTCTTCCATTTTTTTTTCACTAGATGTATCTAATACTCCTCTGCTTATTTTTTTAGCACCTGATTTTTCAAACCCTTCGTCAGTAGAATATTCTATTTTACATATTTCATATCCACTATATTTATCAATAATTTTATCACCGTCGTCACTGATTTTACCTCGCTCCTTTTTTATTTGCTCTAATGTGTAAATATATAAATCAATGTTGGTGTTGAAACTTACTGCTAATTCGTACATAAATGTTGGTAATAATTTCACACTTTTATCGGTTGTGATATTGCAATAATACCAATTGGTGTCATCCCCGCTTTCTAAATTAGCTTCTCTACAATGTTTTTCTTTAAATTTAATAATTCTTTCAAATTTTTGAACTATATCTTGTGTAGATAATACTTGGTCTCGTAAATCTATATTTGGAGAACGAATTAAATCCAACGAGTTAAATAACATAGCAATATCGTGTTTATATTTATCAAATTTATAAGTATTTTTTTCAATATAGTTTTTCAATATGATAATTCTTTTTAAATCTTTTTGCAGGTCTGATTTGATTAACATTTTCATTTCATCTGTATTTTTAACAAGTTCATTTTGAACCTTATTCAACATATCTTTCATCAAATCTAATTGTGCTTCCTCTTGTGATTTGGCAATACTCGTACATTTATCTTTAATTTTGATACAACTGTTTTTAGTATTACAAAAATTAATTTCTTCTGGCGATAACCCGGACAATTCTTCGTCCATTTGCCATACACCGTCTTGTCGCACATAATATCTGAAATCACCCGTTCCATCATCTAAAACCGCATAATGTCCGTTTTTTATTTTTTTCTTACCAGCTATCATACTTTCGGCTTGTAAAATGGCATCGTCTTCTGGTACTTCTATTTCAGTAATTAAATGATTGATTAACATCTTGCGTTGTTGTTGTTTATCAGAAATAGTATTAATATGATTTAATTCATTATAAATATCATATCGCGTTTCATCATAAGTTGTATCGAAATATGCTTCATATTCTTCATCCATCAAATTTTCGATATTAGCATATCGTTTTGATAAAACTTTGGGACCACATTCATCGGCAGGATAATTTATTAAATTCATATCAACTGCTTCAATTTTAGTTTTTAATTCAGCAACAACATCTTCAATATTAATGTCATTAGAGAGGTTTAATTGTGAAAAAACACAAGCATCATATAAATATCTAGAATTATCTAGATTTAAAGTTTTATACAAATATTCACTCGGTTGGTCTGTTTTTTTTATATCATAAGCATTCTTAACAGATTTATCAAGAATTACTTGTTGTTGTTGTTGAGGTTCGGAATAATCCGCGGTTGGCGAGTATTCTACATCATCTAAATCGGGTATAATATCTAATAATTCAGATTGTGATATATAACTATCTGGTAAGTTTTGTAAATATTCGTTGCAATTTTTAATTAACATTGATTTGGTTTTCCTATAATAATTAATTTCATTTTCTATAATTTCAGTAATTTTTTGATATTGTTGGAATGTAATGTGGTTATTTGTTATAAAAAAGGGCTGCAATTTGAAAAGTAATCTTTCATATGAGACACATCCATCAAAGTTCATCGATTCTAATAATTCTTTTATTTGAGGAAAAATAGAGTTTAATAAATCGGTAAAGTTTTGTTCTTTATTACGGTCTTCATATGACAAGTGTTCATCAAAATAAATCAATTTTATATTTTTTAAAAAATTCTCATTTGATTTTTGTAATATCGGGTCTGCTTTGAATTCATTTGTTTTTATAAAATTTGTATCAATAAATTTTTCTTTGTATAAAAAATCAAAAAACCTAAAAGGCGTTAAATTCAAATTTGCTTTTTTTAAAATGCTAGTTTGTTTAAAAGTAGATTGTGAATAATTTACGTGAGAATATGGAAAAATCATAAACCCGTGAATAGGAACAGTTTGTCCTTTTTTTAACAAAACAATTTCATTAATATCTTTTTGAATATGATTTAATCGGTTGAATTGGGTATTATAAACACTTGTATTGAATCGGCCTTTTTGAATGTTATTATTATTATCGATTGAACTAGAATATACATCATCCAAATTGTCAACATATGTAAAAAGATTTGTTTTGGCTTTTTTACTATTATCGCCGTCGATAAGAGACACGATATTACGATTATCGTCGGGGTTAGTAAAATTGGGTTTAAATGTTGAATTAGTTAAATAATCATATTTATTTATACCTTCAACTATATTACGTTTTAAATACGATTGTTGTATATCATAATCATCTTGAAACGAAATACTGTTTTTTGGAATAATATCGTTCTCAATAGTTTCATCACTTAATTTTTTATCAAAATATATGTTTTGTTTATTTTTGACGATGGGAATTACCCAATTAATATTCTTAGACAAACTTTTAAGTTGTTCTACAATAGGTCTATATTCGTGTCCGAATTTTTTTGAAGAATTGCTATTACCCAAAGGGTCAAAGTTTGAAAAGTTATTTCTTAATTCTTTGTATCTGTTTATAATTATATTAACTTGTTCGAGTCTTTTGGGAGTTCTATCATTTGATTTTATAGTAGAAAGTAAGTTATTTAATAAATCATCTGTTTGGTCGGTGATGTCATAAATTTTTTCAGTTTCTGCCTTTTCAATTGATTCTACAATTGTTTCTTCTAAAATACGAAATTCAATGTTATTGGCTTGTATTATAAATTCTTTTTGTTTTTCCCGTATGCCTTCAGAATCAATAACTGGTTCATCGAAATCGACGTTGTCTATATCAAAATCATCCTCTTGTGTTATTTCAGATATACTAGATACGCTTGTTGAAATATTTGGTTTAGATAATTTATAAAATTTAACTGGCATATCGAGGGGAATTCCTTTGTATTCAAAATCAATATATATTATATCTTTTTCTTCTTTTTCATCATTTAAAATGGAAAATTCAATTTGATCTTCATCTAAATTAGTTATTTCTCCATTATATATCGCAGGTAATCCATTTTCGCCGCGAGGGTTATATTCGATACTCCACCATGTTCCAAGGGTCATACCATTAAGTTTTGCGTATCCGCTTTCAAGAGGTTCTTTTATAGTAACAATATATTGGATACTTTTTTCACTTAATTCGCCATTTATAATACTTAATTTATGGGTTGTATAACTTTCATCAATAATTTTCATTAAATCATTATCTAAATAATCTATTAAAAATAATTTTTTATGGAATCTTTCATCAGACGGTGCAACGATTTGTATAATCATACCCAAAGCAGGTTCAAATTCGCTGAGTTCTTCTTTTATATTTTCACTTGCCATTATATCTTATACTAATATCAGAAATTATATTCTAAATGAAAATACATTAATAATAATAGTTTAAAAAGATATTAATATTATTATCAAATGAGTTATGAATTGCGAAAATATGCAGATTTAAAATTAGCTATAAGCGATAAATCATATGCCGAAGAAAGGGGGTTTATAGTAAAACATTATGGACCATATCATATTATCAAATATAATAGAAATAATTTAAACAAAGATACGGAAAAAACAGTAGGGAGGTTTAGGTCGGTATTGGTAAATGACGAAGGTAGAGTTGTAAGTTATGCCCCGCCAAAAAGCATATCAATGAATGTGGATGAATTAGAAAAACGGTATGATGTGAAAGAATGTTTTATTGAAGAAATTTGCGAAGGAACGATGATAAATTTGTATTGGGACCAAATTGCGGATGATTGGGAAATTTTGACAAGAAGCAACATTGGAGCAAGATGTAAATTTAATCAAGACCACGACACGACATTCAGATATATGTTTTTAGACACAATGAATGAAATGGGGCTTGAATTTGAAGATTTTGACAAGCATTTTTCATATAGTTTTATTTTGCAACATCCTGATAATAAGATTGTATGTCCGATTACAGAAAAAAAGGCGATATTGACGAATATATATTTAACAAATGGAGACGATAAATCAAATGAAAATGAGCCAGTTGTTGTATCGAGGCATTCTTTTACAAATCAGTTGCATTTATATGTAAAATCCCCAACTGTGGAAAAGATTATTAAACCAAAAATATATGATGTAAGCGATAATAATGGGAATAATAGTTGGGATTATTTTAGAAATTTGAATAATATGTTAGAATCTTATGATTTTACGGGATATATGATAAATTGTGATAATGAGAGATTTAAGTTTCGAAATCCAGAATATGAAAAAATTCGATTTTTGAAAGGGAATTCTACTAAAATTCAATATACATATTATAGGTTACGTAAAGAAGGAAAGGTGAAAGAATATCTTACGTATTTTCCAGAATTGAAAGATACGTTTACAATATTAAGGTCTCATCTGCATTCATATACACGAAATTTATTTAAAAGTTATATGATGTGTTATATGAGGAAAGAAAGACCGGTAAAAGAATTTCCATATCAGTATAAAACACATATGTATCATATACATCAAAAATATTTGAATGAATATAAAAGTATGGGCGATTATATAAATATGTCAAAGGTAATTGAATATGTAAACGAGTTGGAACCAGCCAGACTAATGCATATTGTTAATTATCAAAATAAACAAAAAAATATTAAAGTTGAAGAAAATATGATAGAAAATTAATAGATAATATATTTAAATTTAACATATTATTTATTTATCGAAATCGCTATAAATAGAAGAATAAATCTGTTGTCCTATTTTACACGCACTTACAAGTATATCTTCCACGGTTTCTTCGGAACTATCCTTATCTTTCTTGAAAGCAATTCGTATAATAGAATGTTCGTCGTGGGGATGTGGTTTCAAAAATCCTGAAAAAGATAATACACCTTGATTTTTGAAATATTCTTGATAAATGACAAATTCTATAATCTTTCCCAATGTATAATCAATGTTTTGAATTTCAATATCGAAAGAATTTTTGACGGCTACTTCATCAGCTTTTAACAACCAATTGTTTGGTTCTTTATTATCAATTATATTTTGGAGACCACTACTAATAATATTACAAGCTTTCTGGACGATATTACTTTCTAACATATGTCCGACGCTTTCTATTTGAAAATCAAATGAATTCTCTACAAAATGTCTTTTAAAATCGTGATTATCCCAATTCTCAAGACGACTATCAATATCTTTTTGGTCTAGATCTTTACTTTGTAATTCTGTTTCATATGCTTGTTTTTTTTGATGATTGAGAACTTTGTCTGGAGTAAATCCATAAGAACAAGTAGATACAACATTATAAGCACCATTTTCTTTTGGCGTACTAATTCCAAATTTAGCCGATAATTTTAATGATTCCCCTGGTATTTCAGTAGAAATCTTAGATTTTAATCTTGAAAGTAGAATATATTCTTTTGTAAATGAATTGGGAGGAAATATTTTCCGTTGTTCTTTTTCAGAAGACCATTTGTCTATTTTAGTATTTCTAATTCGAATATCTTCAGTTGTAATATATACTAGTTTATCTGTATTATTATCCATATCGATTACAACCTCCAATTCACCGACGTCTAATTCGGGGTCAATATGAATTGGCACGCAATTTAGTCTCTGTGTGAGTATTTGATTATTAAATTGTGTAGTGTTTTGAGAAATGTTTATATCTTTGAAAACGACGCTAGGAATGTCTGCCAAAATAGTTCTTCGCAATCCATTTGCGATACTTACATTAGTATTATACAATGTAAATTTTAAAATACCTTTTACCTTTCCATTATTATTAATAATAGGATTCCATTTTGGAAGAGTGAATTCTTTTTCTTCTTCGATATACTGAGACATATTTATTTATATATAGTTAATTATATTTAAATATATTCAATTAATTAGTTATAATTTATATTACAAAAACTTTATAAAATACATATGACAAAAGATAAAATTATGTACTACAGTAAATATTGTAAAAACAGCGATAGAATTATTAAAATATTAAGCAGAAGTGTTGTGAAAGATTATATACACTTTTTACCAATAGATAAAAGAACTCAAAATGATAAAGGAAAAATAGAAATATTATTAGACTCTGGCGAATCGGTATTGTTGCCAAACAGCATTTCAAGAGTTCCTGCTTTATTGTTAATGCATCAGGGAAATAGAGTATTATTTGGCGATGAAATAATAACCTTTTTTAGGGAAGACTTCGATAAAGAAAGAAAAAGTGCTTCAATAACAAAAAATGACGACGAACCTTTAGCATATAGTTTTCATGGTGAAATGGGAACGGCAATGTCTGATAATTATTCGTATTTGGATCAATCGTCTGACGATATGGGAGTTAAAGGGGAAGGAGGTTTAAGACAAATGCATTCATTTGTTAAATTAAACAATAAAATCAAGATAGACACTCCGCCAGAAGATTATGTAAAAGAAAAAATGGATGAAAATGCAATAAAACAATACCAAGCATCTAGAAATGCAGCTGCTCCACCTCCAAAAATTCCTGAAGAAAAAAACTTTTCATTTAATCAATAATATATTAAATTAAATATTTAAAAATAAATTACATATTTAATATACATTTATGGAAAAAAAACATATATCTAAGGCTTTCAATGAGCATATAGTAGACCTTTATAGCGATTTAAAAATTATTTTTCCGAAGAACAACGATGTTCGCGCAGGAAAAACAATGGTAGAAACGTTGTCAAAATATAATCCTAAAAAAATGATTGAAGGTTGGTATAAGTATATTACTCAAGTGTATGGCATTAAAATACTAAAAGGAGATGATGATTTTTTTATTAATCATAATTTTGAAAAGGAAGTAACTCAGTATGGAGGAAATGTAGAAGAAACAGCTCAATGGGCAAATGATTTAAAAAAGTTATGGAATTCACTAAGTGGCGAAGACCGCTCGAAAGCAATAAAATATTTCCAAAATTTGACTACGATGTCAAATTTATATTATAATTAATGCTAGTTTAAATATAAAAGAAAAAAGCTTTTTATATTTAAAATGGACGACAATAAAACAAATTTAGAATTTCTAGAACCCCCAAAAGAATTTTTTAAAATAATTAAAGATTTATTAACTGATCTATTGACAACTTTCCCCGAATACAAAGAGGAAATGACGGGAGAAGAAGTTAAAATACTGGAAGGAGATGTATCTGATAATAAATTATTTTTACATTGCTGTGAAGTTTTTCCTGGTAGATTTTTTGATATTTTGTATAAAAAAGAAGAAATATTTAAATCAGAAGAAATAAACACACGATTTTTACCAAATATCGATTTTAAATATTTTTTCGAACAAAATATTAGCGAAGCAACCAAGGATACGTTATGGAAATATTTACAATTGATACTATTTTCAATATCTGGAACATTAACTGGTTCCGATTCTTTTGGAGAAACCGCCAAATTATTTGAAGCGATCAACGAAGATGAATTCAAAACAAAATTGGAAGAGACTATTCACGGTATGTCGGGATTATTTGATACGAGTAATAATGACGTTGATGGGAAAGATATATCGGCAAATATTCCAAATCCTGAGGATATAAACGAGCATATAAATGGATTGTTAAAAGGTAAGCTAGGTTCATTGGCTGCTGAAATAGCAGAAGAAACCGCAAATGAATTAGATATTGACATAGAAGACCAAGATAATGCGAATGTAAATAAAGTATTCGAAAAACTCTTTAAAAACCCGGGTAGATTGCTAGGAATGGTGAAAAAAGTTGGTTCAAAATTAGATGAAAAAATTAAAAGTGGCGAAATCAAAGAAAGTGAATTAATGGAAGAAGCAAGTCAATTAATGGGTAAAATGAAAAATATTCCGGGTGTAAAAAATATGGAAGCTTTATTGAAAAAAATGGGAATGGGAGACCCTGGTGGAATGGGTGCGATGGGTAAACAAAAGATAAATTTGAATGCAATGCAAGCAAATTTAAATAGAAATATAAGAGGCGCAAAACAACGCGAGCGTATGTTGGCAAAATTACAACAACGCAAACTACAACAAGCTAAGTTACAGAAAATAAGAGAAGAAAATATGAAAAAATCAGATTATACAAATAGCACTTTTACTGGCAATTCGAACGAAAAAATGGAAAAGAGTATGAGACCTTTAGATGGAAACGCAACGACCGAAATAAAAAAGAAAAAGAAAAAGAAGAAGAAAAAGAAAAATAAAAAATAATAATAGTTTATATATTATTAATGAGTGAATTTTGGTTATACAATCCCCTAGTATTATTTGATAAAGATCATATAAAAGAACTATGGCCTAGCAAAGAACTATCCTTATCTGAAAAATTAAACGCGACTACCAGAAGTATTATATTATTAACACTTTTAGGATTTATTTTAACTAAATCAATAAAACTTTTAGTAACAAGTATAATTACCTTGTTTGTGGTTGTAATATTATATAAGGTTCAGTTTGAAAAAGAAGAAAAAGAAAATTTAAAAAAGAAAGCACATAAAGAAGGGTTTGAAGGATCAAGAAATACTAAATTTTTAGAAGTATTTAAAGATACATTTACAAACCCAACTGTTAAGAACCCACTTATGAATGTTATGATGACCGATTATAAGGATAATCCAAATAGAAAACAAGCCGCACCAGCTTACAATACAAAAATAAAAGAGCAAATAAATGAGAAGGCGAAAAATGACGACAGGTTATTCAGGGATTTAGGAGATAATTTATCTTTTCAAAATAATATGAGAAATTTTCATTCTATGCCAAATACAACCATTCCTAACGGGCAAAAAGCTTTCGCTGAATTTTGTTATGGCGGCATGCCTTCTTGTAAAGAAGGTGACATGGAACAATGTTCAAAAATAAATAGGCGTGTAAATGGTGTTTATTATTAATTAATTGGATATATATTTTATCTTATAATAAAATATATAATGGCGACAACACATAGTTTTAATTTTGATAATTTATCAAGACTTGGCGATGATACTTGTGGTATTTCAGCAAGAGATTTGCAAAATAACAAAATCGGTTCTTATTTAACACAAAACCATTTTGAAAAAGATTGTGGCTTAAGTAATCAAATAAATTTCGCTACACAACAACCAAATGTTTTTATTGGCGCAGGACACGGTGTTGCGGATAGTTGTAATATTGATAATGATTCCGATTTAAGAATTGGAGGAACTCAAACTAACCCAAAATGTAGAATTACATTGCAACAAAGACAGTTTTTAACTGTACCATTTTTAGGAAAAGGACCTCATAACGCTGTTTTAGAATCTAAATTACAACAAGGTGGTGAAATTAGAGACCAAAAAAGTTGCAGATTAGTGACTGAAAAATCGCATAGAAACACTGACGTCGAATTAGTCCCTTCTTTAAAAGCTACAATACAAAACCCTGCTAATTTAGTAGAAGGTGTTGCAGCAAACGGATGGATTCGCGGTGGCCTTCCTTCCAGAGAATTAACAAGAGACCAAGATTATTTTAAAAGAAAACAATAAATATATTTAAAAATATCTAATTATATTTATTCATAGAGATGGAAACCAAAAAATATTATAATAGCAATTACACATTAACCTATCATAATTGCGAGGATAATGATATCGGAGATACTCAATATAGAAAAGAATTCTTAAAAGTATTTAATTTAAAAGAATATGACGATAAAGAATTAGATAAAGCAATGGTTATTTTATACAATAAAGTAAAGGATAATACTTCTTTCAAAAATATTTTTGAAGCAGCATCCAATCAAAAACATCTAGCTTGGCTTATAAGAGATGATATAAGTAAATTATACGTTTTGTTTAATTTTGATTTATTTCACTTATTCCACAATTGTTTGCAAGATTTTTTCAAATACAAAGATATTATGGAGGAAAATTATAATACAATTATGCTTTTATTAAAAAAATAACTTTAATAAAAATGTTTTATATTTTATATAATGACAAGTACTAATTTAAAAAATTCATTTGAAATGTATTGTCAAGACAAAACAAGACAAGAAAGAATACATAATACACTGGTAGATAAACAAACGCATTTAAGAAATGATACTGCTATTCCTGATTTAGGAATTATTATGCAAGGATTGCACGGAGGATATAACAATCACGTTCTTTCAAATAATACCGCCGATATAGAGAGTAATTTATTTGGCATCGGCGCTACAAATTTAGTAAAACCTAAAAGTTATAAATTTAATCCAAGTATTAACAGTCGAAATAATACCACTAAATTTTTTGAAAGACCATCTTTTGTTATGCCAAAACGATTAACCGTTGAGAATAATCAAAGACCACTTGGTCCTTTTTCATAATTATGTTTTTAAAAAAATATTAGATAAATACATAATGTTCCGAAGAAATGCTAGAACGCGTTACGAAGCGAGGGCTCACTCCCAAAATATCCGGGCGTCGGATATTATGGATTTCCCTACAACACCTGTTGATGGAGAATTCATTATGTATGACTTAACCTCCGGAAAATATGTAACATCTGGAAAAGATGCTGTAAGTACCGCTGAAATGAATGCCGCAATCACCAATCTCATCGATGGTGCTCCAGGCACATTGAATACTTTAAAAGAGATTGCTGATACACTTGGGGATCCAGATAATATTGCTACTGACCTTATTAGTAAAGTCAACGCAACCGCGGTAAAAACTGATTTAATTTCTTTTGATCCAAACACCCCAAGGTCGGTTAATTTAAATCAAATTTTAGGAATTGATATTAAAGATTTTGAAATTACTCGAAATAAAATCGCCGCTGGTGAAATCACCACTTCCAAAATTGCTGATAGAAATATAGGCGAATTGCAAATCGCAATCAATTCTATCACGACAAATCATATTGCGGCACAACAAGTAACCACCAATAAAATTGCCGATTTGGCTATTAATCAAAATAAGCTTGCTACTGGTTCCGTAACATCTTTGAAAATAGGACAAAGTCAAGTTATTAATAATCATTTAGCAAGTAACTCAGTTCAAGAAAATAACATTTTAAATGATTCTATTACCACTTCCAAAATATTAAATCAAAATATTACCACCTCTAAACTCAAAGACGGGGATGTAACAAGCATAAAACTAGCTCAACAATGCGTAAATACAACAAATCTCGCAAACGATTGCGTTACCAACGCAAAAATGGCCGACAATGCAGTTCAAAGCGAAAATATATTAAACCAAAGTATTACTAGCGCAAAAATGGCCACCAGTTCTATCACTGCTATAAACATTACAGATGGAAATGTAACCACTAGTAAATTTGCTGCTGGTGCGGTAGATAGTAATGCTCTTGGAACTTCGTCAGTTACGCGAAATAAAATCGCAAACTTAGAAGTCGTTACTGATAAACTTGCTTATCACGCCGTAACAGAAGACCAAATCGCCGTAAACGCCGTTACAAATAATAAAATTAAAAATGATGAAATTTCATTGTCGAAAATGAAAGCAGATTCAATTGGAACAAACCAGCTTATCGATAATTCTGTCACTTCTGCTAAAATTGCCAATAATACAATTGTCGTAGGCGATTTGGCAAATGATTGTGTCACAACTGATAAAATCTTAGATTCAAATATCACCGCCGTTAAATTGGCTTCCAATTCGGTTGAAACTGCTAAAATCAAAAATAGAAATGTGACATCTGAAAAAATTGCCGAAAATGCTATTACCAAATTTGAATTAGCTTCCAACGCAATTGAAACTACACATTTAAAAGCTCTTAATGTAACAACGAGTAAAATAGCAGATAAAAATATAACATTTTCCAAAATTCAAGATGTAGCACCCAATACAATTGTTGCTAGAAATGACAACGATACTGGTGTTTTGAGTAGTGTTACTATTTTGGACAAACAACTTTTAATTGGAACTGGTAATGGATTTAATGCTCGCGAATTATCCGGTGATGTAACTATGAATAATTTAGGCGAAGTCACTGTCTCTGCTGATGCTATAACTACCTCTAAAATTGGAGCTCAACAAGTTACAAAAGACAAAATTAAAGCTAAAGACATTACTCACGCCGAAATTGCTACCAAAACAATTACTGGCGGTAGTTCTGGAAATATTGCGTTCAATACTATTATTTCTGAAAACATCTTAGCCGATGAAATCAAACAATCAAACGTTGGACCCGGTGCTATTGGAACAACAGAACTTGAAGATAGAAAAGTTACTTCTATTAAAATAGATAATGGCGCCGTTACATCAAACGAATTGGGAATCAACGCGGTTGAGACAACTCATATAAAAGACCTCAATGTAACACACGCCAAATTAGCCGCCGATAGTGTGATTTCTTCTAAAATTCTAAACGGCAACATAACCACCGCTAAAATAGCTGACAGCGCAATCGTTTCCGCTAAGATTGCCGATAACAATGTTATACTTAGCAAAATACAAAAAATCGACGGAAATGCTCTATTAGTAAATAATACAGGGGCTTCTGATAATGTCGTTGCTAAAGTTGTTTCAAACAAGCAATTATTAATTGGAAATGGTGCTGGATTTAATTCCAGAATTCTTACCGGCGATATAACAATGGACAACGAAGGTGTTGTTACGGTTTCCAACAACGCGATTAATAATTCTAAAATTGCCACCAATTCAATCGATATAAATCAATTGCAAGCCAATTCTGTTGGTTCAACCCAACTTGTCATAGCTTCCGTTTCAGGTGGCGCCACTGGCATTATCGCACTCGACACAATCACAACTGATAATTTAGCAGCAAATAGTGTCGATTCTTCAGAAATAAAGAATGATGCGGTTATTACCAGTAAAATTTTGGCTGGAAATGTTACATTGGATAAATTGGATGCTCCTATTTCACACAAATTAAGCGTTATTGACGTTCAAGGTTTAACTACCGAAAACCCGCTTGTATTAAATAATATAACAAGCAATTCTACAAATATAACAAATAATACTATTGCAATCACTGCTTTAACAACTGGCGCGCCAGAATTATTAAATACTCTTTCTGAAATTGCTTCTGCTCTAGGAAATGATGCCAATTATGCTACTTCTGTGACAACTAATTTGGCTGGCAAAGTTTCCAAAGGCACTCTTGCAAATCCTGTCGTCGAAGATATATACGGAACAAAAACTTTCCATAGTCTGATTGGAGGCAGCATATCCGGATTAGCCGCCCAAGCTACAAAATTAGCAACTGTAAACGGACAAGCCGTCACAATTGCTGGAAAACCATTTGACGGACTTAGCAATATATCAATTGCCCCCGAAGATATTACAGGATTAAATGTAGGTTCCAAACAAATAATCAGCACCGCCGAAAGAGTTAAAATTAACAATATACAGTTTTCCACCACACCAACTACTGCAATTGACTTATATGCTTTAAATCAAAATGTAGATAACGCTGTTCTTAAAAGTGACGTAAACCAATCTATCCAAGGTGAAAAAACATTTACAAAAAATGTTACTATCAATGCTGGATACAAATTAATGGGTGATGTAGATGGACAAATCAAACAAGCTACACAATCATTAATCACTACAGTTGGAACTTTACTATCGCTCAATGTTGCCGGAACTATTACAAGCGCAGGTATTACTTCAACCGAAAATATTACCGCTACTGGCAAAACTGTAAGTGCTGAAACATTTTCAGCCGCCGGAAATATTAGTGCTGTTAATATAACATCAACCGGTGATTTTATAGGAAATGTAACGGGAAATCTAACCGGTGATTTTACAGGAAATATAAAAGGACCATCTGATGGCGGAAACATTGAAAGTGTATTTGTAAATTCGCAATGGGACGCAAACCAAAATGCATATACCAAGGCTATTATAAAAGCAGACTTAATCGGCGCGGTTACAGGTGGAATAACCGGAGACGTCGCTGGTAATTCAACTGGTTGTACGGGAAATTCAGCTACAGCAACTCAATTGCTTGCCAGTAAAAAAATCGGAAATGTTGATTTTGATGGTACTCAAGATATTGTCCCTTCCACAATTGCGATTGTCACAGATGTTGCTGCCGCTGAAAGATTCGTAACATTTAATGATTCAAACGCAAATGCCGCCCAACAAATTAAAAATCACGCCGATTTTAAATATAAGCCTTCTGAAGGTAAATTAACAGTCCCTACAATTGTATCTAGTTTAATCGGTAATATAACCGGAAATGTAAATGGTAATGTCTTGAAAGCAGCAGACAATAGCGTCGTTATTAATGCCGATACTAAAATAGCCACGTTGAACGGAATTACCATGGGTGGAGATATTACTATGGGGGCCAATGATATTACTGGAACAAATGGTTCAACTATTACAATGACCACCTTGAATGGAACTTTGGGAACAGCAGCGCAAACAAGTATTACATCTGTCGGGACACTTTCATCCCTTAATGTCGGAGGAGACCTTATAGTAACAAGTGGAAATCTTGAAATTCAAGGCGCAACTGCTGTATTGACTTGTTCCTCTCTGGTTGGCGAAGTAACTGGAAATGCTTCAAGCGCAACGGAATTAAAAGATATGAGAACTATTGCCGGCCAAAATTTCAATGGAACGCAATCTATCACGAAAGAACAACTTGCTACAGGGGGCATTATTACCGTCGATGGAACACAAACCTTAACAAACAAAACATTAGACAGTACTACATTAAACGGAACTCTTACAGTGGGATCAAATGATATTACTGGAACATCTGGTTCGGTTATTACAATGACTACTTTGAATGGAACTTTGGGAACAGCCTCTCAACCAAATATTACATCGGTGGGAACGTTGGCGGGATTGATGGTGAGCGGAAATATCAATATGAATGACCAACAAATTTCAAATTGCGAAAAACTATCATTAAAGGCTGGTTCCTCTATTGACGGCACTAGTATAACTTTTAAAGGAAATGCATACACCGTAACAAACGGTGTTTATACTGGTCCTAGCGCTAATAATAACGTATCTAGCAATAGTATTGGAATTCCAACTACATTCACCAGCACTTTGGCCGTTTCGGGGGCCGTCACCATCTCAAGCACTCTTACGATGGGAACGAATAATATTGATTGTACCGGACTAATTGGCGGCACCACCGCCACATTTGTAGGGTCTTTTAACGGAAACGCTGCAACCGTAACAAACGGTCTTTATAATTCAAGCCCATCGGCACAAGAGGTTAATTCCGATATGAATTTTAATAAGAAGTGTGTGTTTTCTCATGGTAACAACCAGTTTACAAATGGTTTAACAATCGCAGGGGGTCTTGTGGTTGATAGTATAGATATATCCGGTAAAATAACCGCAGGTGCGGGAGGTGGATTTAAAGGAAATTATTATGATAGTAGCAATGCTACAATCATTGATAACACTTCTGGCAGCGTAGTATTTACAGGTGCATTGACTGGAACAGCATCATTTGCTACAGCATTGGTAACTACAGTAAAAATCGGAAGTCCTAACATAGGTACTCTTTCCACATCTAACAGTGTTGGTGCAACAGTAGATTTCACCGGACAAGCAGATGTTACTTTAACGCCACAGCACTGTGGTATTTCTACCGCCGGCCTTACAACAGGCGATACGACAATGATATCCGGTGACGAAAGAATAAAATACGATGGTTACGAAGCGTCCATCAATGCTAATACCCTAGGCATATCCAATATTGTTGGTACAGGCAATAGTATCACGGGCGCATTGGACAACATATCAGAAATTAATCAATTTTTAACAGGTTCAAATGAGGTTGGTTCCACAATAGGAGGAACATTGGGAGCCGAATTTTTAAAATATCTTAAACTTGGAACATCTGGAGCAACAGCTGCTAGTTCTACTATATACGACAATATTACATTCCATAAAAATATTGAAGCGCCAAGTGGTTTAACCGGTATAGCATCTCAGGCAACTCGACTTGAGACAGCCAGAAAAATCGGATCGAATTTTGCAGGTACTATAAATCAAGATTATGTTGAGTTTAATGGAACCGCTAATGTAACATTAACTCCTAGACTGGTTGGATTAGGCAATGCGGATGATACTAGTGATGTAAATAAACCTGTCTCAACAGCCGTACAAGCAGAGTTGGATTTGAAAGCACCTTTAGCAGCACCAACATTTACTGGAACACCAGCAGCACCAACAGCAACACCAGGAACCAATACTACACAATTAGCAACAACTGCATTTGTGAAAACGGCGGTTGATAATTTGGTAGATAGTGCTCCAGGTGCTTTAGATACATTAAATGAATTAGCAGCAGCCATAGGTGATGATGCGAATTATGCTGCTACAGTAACAACCGCATTATCAGGAAAACACCCGTCAATTACAACATCAGCACGATTGGATGCGAATTTAATAGGTGCGAATGGTGATGTAAGTAATACGGAATATGGATATTTATATGGTGTAACGAGCGCAATACAAACGCAAATAAATAGCAAACAAGCGACGATAACGGATGCAAGTTTAACTATTGCGAGAACGAATGGATTGCAAGCCGCATTAGATTCAAAACAAGCAGCGTTGGATTTGAAAGCACCTTTAGCAGCACCAACATTTACTGGAACACCAGCAGCACCAACAGCAACAGCAGAAACCAATACTACACAATTAGCAACAACTGCATTTGTGAAAACGGCGGTTGATAATTATGCTACTACAGTAACAAGCGCATTGACAGACAAAGCACCGTCTGCTAGCCCAATATTCACGGGCGTAGTTACTTTACCAGCAATTACTACAAATTCGGCTGCTACATCAGCTGCTACAAAAGCATACGTTGATTCGGTTGAACATGTTACTGATGGTGCGGTGACTACTGCCAAGATTGCCAATAATGCGGTCACAACTGTCAAGATTTTAGATGCTAATGTCACAACTGCCAAGATTTTAGATGCTAATGTCACAACTGCCAAGATTTTAGATGCTAATGTCACAACTGCCAAAATTGCGGATGATGCGGTCACGGCAGCCAAATTAGCAAACGATTCGGTTACAGCAGCTAAACTTGCTGGAGATGTTGCTGGAACTGGTTTGGAATTGGCTGCTGTCACCGGTTCTCTTTCAATTAATGCTACTGTTGTTACAAAGGTCGGAACACAAGAATTAGAAAATAAAACATTAAAAGATCCCACAATAAAAAACAGTTCCGACCACACAATAGGCTTACCTACAAGCGCAGGAACACTAGCTTTAATTAGTGATATTAGTGGAAAGGCAGACTTAGCTGGTCCAACTTTTACAGGAACAGTTGGTGGTATTACAAAATTAATGGTTGGATTAGGCAATGCGGATGATACTAGTGATGTAAATAAACCTGTCTCAACAGCTGTACAAATAGCATTGAATTCAAAACAAGCGTCGATTACAACATTAGCACGATTGGATGCGGATTTAATAGGTGTCAATGGTAATGTAAGTAATGCGGAATACGGATATTTAGATGGTGTAACGAGCGCGATACAACCGCAAATAGATAGTAAACAAGCGACGATAACAGATGGAACTGGATTAACATTTAATGGAACAACACTAAATTGTGATATTACTGATACACAATTAACAAAGGCGCAAATAACAGCGATGGGCTTTATTGAAACTGATACAGATACTACATATACTGCTGGAACTGGATTAACATTGACAGGAACAGTATTTACTGTAAACGCAGGAACTGTTCCTCTTTTAAATCAAAACACTACTGGAAATGCTGATACAGCATCAGCTGCCAAAGCAGGCAGTGCCTTAGCAGTAGCATTAAGTGGAAAGGCAAATTTAGCTAGTCCAACTTTTACAGGAACAGTTGGTGGTATTACAAAATCAATGGTTGGATTAGGCAATGCGGATGATACTAGTGATGTAAATAAACCTATCTCAGCAGCGGTACAAACAGCATTAAATAATAAAATCGAGGCAACACTATCTAACGTTGAGGTTGAGAACTTTATGGTTTCAACAGGAACTGACGCTGATCCAAATAATCAGGTTACTCCTAGATTTATAGGCGAGACATATATTTATACAGCTAATAATATTGAGAGTGCTTGGATTGCTGTTGGTACTGCCATCAATAAATGGCTAAAAATAACGGCCTAAGAAATTAACAATTTAGAAGATTAACATATATAAATTATTTTATAAATAAACTATATATGTCTATGCATTTATCTCAACACGAGCTTGCTAGAGTGAAAAAATCATCGGGTGTATTAAGAAGTGATGAACTTGTAGATTTCCCACAACATTATTCTTTAAATGATGGCGATATGTTAATATGGCATGCGGCTGGAGCTGCCGATGGCAGAGGATTTTGGTCTGGAACTGCTAATTTTTTCGGACATGATATTTGTCAAAATTATTTAAGAATTATAGATAATTCTAATAATATAGCTTCATTAGACACAAAAATAGCTACAACAAAAGAGGACATCAAGAATGAAATCATAGGGACTGCACCAGAAACACTAGATACACTGAAAGAAATAGCAGACGCATTGGGAGATCCTGATAATATTACCGGAAATGTTATAAATAAATTGACACTACACGATTCAAATATTTCCTATTTAACCGCTGGTAAAAATACAGCAGATGTTTCAATTAATATGTTAAACAACCAACAGATTACTAATACAAATAATATAAACGCTGTAAATACAGTTACAACACAAAATCAAATTTCAACCGCGAATGACCTAACATTGATAAATAATTTAATTAGTATAAATACAAGTAATATATCAACAAATGCGGCAGGTGTTGCCAATATTAATTCAACATTTAATACTTATATCAATCAAATAACAGATAATTCAAATAACATTATTGTAAATGCCGCAAATATAACAAGCAATACAACAAATATAAGCACAAATACCCAAAGAGCGTCACAAGCAGATGCTAGTTTTAATACAATATTTGCATATAATCAATCAAGGATTACAGATATTTGTGGAAATTTGGCGAGAATATTGGCAAACGATAATGATATTGCTGGTGTTCAATCAAAATCAAATACAAATGAATCTAATATTAATAATAATACAACCTTAATTGACACAAACACTTTAAATATTACTAGCAATGATTCGGATATAAATGCTTTAACCATTAGAATGAATACGGCAGAAGGTTCTGTAATTTCGCACACAAATTCATTAGGAACTAATGCGGCAACGGGAAATACAAATGCTGGAAACATTACAACCCTAACTAATTTGATAACAGCACATACGTCTTCGATAGGAGTGCTTGATGCTAGTATGGCTCGAGTAGGAAGTATAATAGAACCAGCGACAAATTCTAATTTATCTAAAATAAATACGAATATCAATAATATAGCAACAAATACTACAAATATAACTACCAATACGGGCAATATAGGAACGAATACGACGAATATAACTAGCAACACGAATACGTTGGATACATTGATGAACGGAACTGGAGCAGCGGGTGTATTGGATACAATAAAGGAATTGGCAGATACAATAGGAGATCCAAATGGAATAGGTTCTTCTATATTTACCAAACTTTCTCAATTAGATACAAGTGTTATTAATTTGAATGCTGAAAAAGGAGCGAATGATACGGATATAGCAACAAATGCTACAAATATATCAAGTAATTTACAAGCAATAAATTTAAAAGAGCCACTTATAGGGAACGAGTCTCTTGCAATTTCAAAAATACAGGGATTAACAAGTGCTTTGAACGGGAAGCAGGGAACAATCGGGTCGAATGGATTGCCGATGGCGAATGTAAATGGGCTTGTGGTTGCTTTAAATAATAAACAATCTTTAATTTCAGATGGTGGATTGACCCAATCGAAGGTTGCGGGATTAGAAACGGCTTTATTGGGGAAACAATCCGCTATAACAGATAATTCATTGCCTCAAACTAAAGTATTTAATTTAGTTAGTTCATTGGCAGGCAAACAACCAACGATTCAAACAAATGATTTATCAATTACACATATACAAGATTTACAATATGAATTAAATCAAAAACAATCGTTAATTGCTGTTGATAGTTTAGCCATATCTTATGTGACAGGATTACAAGGTATATTAGATTCAAAAGCAACAGAATATACACCTGGTTCTAAAATAACTATTTCAAATACAGGGACAATCGATACTATCGCGGCAACACATTTAAACGAATTGGCAGATGTCAAAACGGGAAATAATAATGCGGAATTTACAAATAGTTTGTTAATAGGGACAACAACGACTGGAGTTTTACAAGGAGCTATAAATAATATTGGTATTGGAAATTTAGCATTATCGGGTGTCAATTTAGGTAAAAATAACGTAGGTATTGGAATAAGTACATTAAAACAATTAAGTAATAAAGAAAAGTGTGTTGCGATAGGAAATTATGCTTTACAATTTGTAAATGCGGATGGTAATGTCGCGGTAGGTTTTCAATCGGGGCAAAATATATTAGGTGGTATTAACAATACATTCATAGGAACAAAAGCAGATGTAGGAACAGTATATCCAAATTTAACAAATACAACATCAATCGGATTTAATGCGAAAGTCAATGCGTCCAATACGATACAATTAGGGAATTCTCAAATTACAAATGTTAATACGTCGGGGAAATATGTAGCGGGCAACGTAACGTATACAAATATCGATGGAACGGAAGGCCAGTTTTTGAGAACAGATGGTAATGGAAACGCGACTTTTGCCAGTTTGGGGGAATTTGATACAACAATTTCTACATTACAAACAAATATGAATAATGTATTGCCACTTACAGCTACACATACAAGTCAAATTACCGCGGTTGAGAACTCGATTACAGCCTTAACAAATTCGGATACGAGTACATTGCAATTGATCACTGATATATCAAACTCGTTAAATAATGATGCTAGTTTTGCGGCCACTATTTTGGCGGAAATAGCAAAGAAAGTTCCTAAGGAAGGGGCCGCCCAAATAGATGGCGTATTAACATTTACACAAGCGATTAACGCTCAAGGTGGAATTAATGGTTCTGTTGCTACGGCAACGGGATTTACGGCACAAAGGAAAATCAATAATAAACCATATTATGGACAGGCAGATATTACGTTGTATCCAATTGATTTGGGAATTGATTATAATGACACCGCAAATGGAACGATTACATCGGCCGAAAGAGGAAGAGTTGGTAATATTGAAACTTTTGCCAGGACAGAAGCTAGGTTGGGTGCAAACATAAAACTTGCGGGGGCAATAATGGCATCGGGGGATCATGACCAGGATGTAACGGGTGTAAAACATTTTTTAAACGGATTATCTTTGCCAAATAACAAAAATTTATCAGGAAATGCAACTTCGGCAGATAAATTAAAAACAGCAACAACTATAAATAATGTATCATTTGATGGCTCACAAGCAATTGCAATTACCGCCATAAGTTGTTCGGACATAACAGATATTGGTTCAGGGAAAATTATATCTGACAGCGAGAGAACGAATTATGACGACGCCGTAACAAGATTAAATGAGTTATTGGATGATAATGGAACTATATTAGATTCCATAACAGAAATAAAAACCGCATTGGCAGACGACCCTTCTTTTTCGACTACTATAACAAATATTGCTAATTCAAAGTTGGCTTTAACCGGAAATCAAAATCAAAGTGTTACTGGTATAAAAACGTTCGAACAAGAATTAAAGGCAGATGGTGGATTAACTGGTAATGTAACGGGTAATTTATCGGGCAATGCTACAACCGCAACCGGATTTGCAACTCAAAGAAACATCGTCTGTAAAAATCAAAATAACGTAGTAATAGCCACGAAACCATATTATGGACAGGCTGATATAGATATTGCCCCTGGAGACTTGGGAATAAGTTATAGTGGTGTGGCGACAATTACCGGGAGTGAAAGGAGTTTATTGAATGATTTTGGAAGCGCAGTTTCTACCGCAATAACGAGCAGTGCGTTACTAGCAAACGGTGCTGTATTGACAACTGGTAGTCATAGTCTGACAGGACCAATAACATTTAATGGTGGTATTATAATACCAACAAATCAAGTATTACAGGGTATTGCTAATGTGGCGAAACAATTAACAGAACCGCCAAAAATTAATGGGAAATCATTTGATTTAAACACTAACCCAAGCCAATACGCAATAACATTAGATGCTGATGATATAGGAATTGTTTACAATGATACCACAGGAACAATCACATCGACCGAAAGGGGTAAAATTACTACTAACGAAACCAATATAAGTACCAATAGCGGTAGTATTGGAACAAATAGTTCGAATATAACAAGTAATACGACCCGTGTTGGTGCTTTGGAATCAAATACGTTGAAATTAAGCACCATGGGGCTTGCTTCTCAAACAGTTGTTGGACCTATAACATTTCAAAACGGCATTACAGTTCCGACAAGTCAGAATACAGTGATAACCGGTAATTTATCGGGCAATGCTACAACAGCAAGTCGTTTAGCAAACACAAATTTGACGATATGTGGCGTTAGTTTTACAGGAGAAAATAACATAACAATTGATGTGGAAGATTTGACAGACAATGCGGTCAAATTTATAACTGACAATGAGAGAAGTAAGATTGGAAATTTAGATGCCAATTACATGGCAACTTCGGGCGACCAAGCAATAAATGGCGTAAAAACATTTAATAATGGCATTATTGTTCCGGTTGGGAATAGCACTGTAATAACAGGTAATTTATCAGGAAATGCAACTTCGGCAGATAAATTAAAAACAGCAACAACTATAAATAATGTATCATTTGATGGCTCACAAGTAATTGAAATTACCGCCATAAGTTGTTCGGACATAACAGATATTGGTTCAGGGAAAATTATTACAGCGAGTGAGAGACTTGATATAGCGGCATCTAAGACGTCAATTGGGAATAGAACAGATATTCA